GTGTAGGGATGTGAATCCTTCTCCATCCAACCCGAATTAAACACGCCTACTTAATTCGGATTGACGATGTGAAAATACATCTTCATTTGATATCCCAAAAATATTTTTAATTTTTATTTTACCATATCCCCTAATTTTATGCCATCATTAACCGGAGCACTGTAAACTCAGCCCTCCTCAAAACGTTAAAAATGGCACCTAAACCTACCAAGGCCCCATCACTGAAGAAGACAGCAACGCTGACTTACTTCCGGAAGATTCAAACAATCGACCCCGCACACAGAATTGGAAACACGAGACCTCCAACGTATTTAAAGATTGAAGACATTATCCTCTGGCCATACGATGTGACAGAAGATACAAAGCCTATCCCGCATACCACATCGGTAGAGCAGCTGGTAGAACTTCAGAAAAAGGGAAGGATGATCCAGTGGCTGCCAAGAACAATCAGATACATCCATGGTCTGCAGACCTTCTTTAAAGATGAGCAGGAGCCAGGCGGGAAAGAAGTATCTCCTAAAGTTCTGGAGAATCACACCAACCGAGATGCATTGGTTATGGTTGATGGCGAATTACGTATTCCTTCCTATGATCAGGTAAGGATGAATTTCCTTTGGTGCATGAACCAATGCGAAAATCAACACCCATTAGCACAGCGTTATAACAACGCCAAGCCTATGTATAAAATGCTTGATTTCGGTGCTATCGATCGTGCTAAAGCAGAGAAAGGAGCACAAAGAGAGAAAGCATTTAAACTCGCTCAGGATGCACGTAACAGCGAAATGTTGCCACATGCCAAGTATCTGAATATTCCATTCATCATCCCAGAGACCAGCGAAGACAGAGAGATCGATTCAATCAGGGAAGATTACAAGGATATTGCTTACACTAATCCTGAATTCTTCCTCAGAACATTCTCTGACCCTCGCGTTAAGATTGCTTACTGGGTACAGGACTTATTGGATAAGCAGGAGATCCTGGTATCAAACGGGTCAGCTATCTGGAATAAGACCAAGGCACCTATCACCGACATACCACCAGATAAAACACCGGTAGATGCTCTGAGCGAATTTGCTATGACATCTGATGGCGAAACATTTGGTAAGCAGCTTAATGCTTTTAAGGTTACCGGATTTGAAGAAGATTAATCACAAAATATAAGGACCGATACGGTCGGCCCCGCATCTTTCCGAGCGGGGCTTTTTTATTATGCCGCAAAAAATAACCATATACGGAATCGAAGGTGAGATACCAGATGTGCCAGAACTGAGCACCATCGAAGGTCATGATCTACCTAAGAAGAAGCAGTACTTCCGCAGGCGGGAATTACCAGAGTTCATGGAAGCCGAGAACATCAGGTTTGATTCTGATGGTGATCCTATCTACACAAAAGAACAACTTGCATACGCCAATGAAGAACTAGATAAATGTGAGAAAGGACATTGGATCATGGTCAAGGGGGTGCCCAAGTTTTTAAACATGTGGTACTATTATTGGCTTACCTACTGGACTTTGGAGGATGGAAGAAGACCAGATTACCGTGAGTGTGACAGGTTGTTTTTCTTGTTCTTTCAGTTCTGTTATAATATCCCATTCATCGCGGCAATTATCAGAGGCAAGGCTAGAAGGGAAGGCGCTACCTCACACGGTACCTGTATTGAGACACATATAGCTACATTTTCTGCAAACAAAAGGATTGGTAACATATCAAAGACCGGTGCTGACGTATCGGATATGTTTACCAACATGATCGTGCCAGGATTCAAGGGATTACCAATTTTCCTGAGACCTGTTACCGATGGTCCGGAAGATCCTCAGGAAAAGATTGTGCTGAGAAGACCATCTAAAAGCAAGACAAAAAAAGGCGTTGCTGATACGTCAAGGAAGGGTTTGAATGGTATCATTACCAAAAGGGATACCACCCTTAATGCCTATGACTCTGGTCGTTGGTCATTCGTATTGGTGGACGAAGGTGGTAAGATGCTCAAAATGGATATCAGTAAGTACTGGTCAATCTTAAAGCAGGTGTTGGTTCGTGGTGCCGCTAGGGTAGGTTTTGCTTATTTCCCATCTACTGTCAACCCACCAAACCAAGGTGGTAATAACTTCAAAAAACTTTACGAACTCGCTGATCAATTCAAATACGCCATCAATAAGCTTCCTAAGCAGATGGTTAAATACTTCAAGCCGGCATACGATGGCTTGGGTGGGTTTATCGACCAGTATGGCGAAAGTGTTATTGAACCACCAGATGAGGAGACGCTAGAATATCTGAAGCAAAAAAATCTAGAAGTAGAGGCATCTGAGCGTGTGCCTGAAGAATATTTGATAATGGGTGCCAAGAAGTACCTGGAGCACCGGTTGAGCCTTCTGGAGGACGATGATGATATTTCTGAGGAAAAGAGGATGTATCCCACTCAGGAAAGCCACATGTTCGACTTCGGTGATATCGTGTCCCCGTTCAACCTGGCGAACATAGAGGCACAGGAGAAAGTCATGAAAGAAAACCCCCAACCTTTGAGAAGGGGTAAGTTCGTTTACAACCTGATCTCAAAGAAAGTTGAATTCCATGATGACAAAGCTGGGCAATGGTACATGAGGAAGACCCTTAACGATGGGGAATCCAATAAATTCACCATGGATGGCTATGGCATTGTAAGGCCGCTAAACGGGCACAACTACGGTGGCGGGTCAGATACATACAGATTCGATAAAACGGTCGAATTGGGGTCAAAGGGAACGATCTGGATAGGAAGGAAGCTGGATATTAGTAAAGATGAGGATGAGGAGGGTGGAGACCCTGTGGCGTTTTATATTGGGAGACCTAAGCTGACTGAATTATTTTGGCGGGAATTATTGCTTTCTTCCATGTACTTTGGCTGTACGATCACCGTGGAAAAGGATGCCACCCAGGAATTCATTAAATACTTCGGGAACACTATGCCGAATTTCATGGATGCCAACTGTCTACCGATGCTAGGTAAAAAACCGGATGTGGCTATTGATCAAACAAGGAAGAACTCAGATAAAGACATGGGATACGGTGCAAGTTCTGCCGATCCATTCGTGTTTGCCAAGCAAATTGAATTGGCTGTTTTATACATAGAAAAATACTGCCATAAAATTTGGTATCCGGGCCTGCTCGCAGAACTTAAAGAATTTGATCCTTCCAACCGGACAAAATATGACCAGGTTATCGGGTTCATGATGATGCTCTTAAATATCATGGGTGATTTTCAACAGAGGAAAAAAGAAAAACCTAAAGCTAGGAAGGTGATCAACCTGTACTCAATGAATGCGTAACTATTCGTCATTAAGCATCGCCATGATCTCTGGTGACTTTTTAATAATATTTTCCCTGAGGTCTACTATTTTCTTACCATAAACAGGGTTCTTAGCGAAATCAATCACAGGGTCTTTCATGCCATATAGGTTACCGGTATTCTTTAATTTACCGTAACCATTGTATCCTTGGATGAGGTCCTCTTCGGTTGTCTTTCCAAGTTTGGCCGAGTATTCCATCTTATGCTTAAACACTTTCATGAAGGTCTCTATACTTCCAACATCCTTTATGGAGTGCATCACATTCTCTTTGTTAGGCAACTCATCAGTCGTGTTAAGCATAAAGTAGTTATCCTTGCCCATGTACCCATTCTTTGGGTTCAAGCTTGTCTCATTAAGTGCTATACTTAAAGCAGTTGCTGGGTCAACACCATGCTTTTTGGCTGCGGCAACTATTTTCTTTACTACTATAGGGTCAACGGAAGTGCCCATCTTGTTTTGCTCGCCAACCTTTAAGCCGGTAGCGGCATCCACCTCTCTCAGATCGGATATTTTTAATTTCTTAGGAGCAGGCTTACTAGCGGCCGTGTTGGCCATGAACTCGGCCTTAGTCAATGGTTTATCAGCAGTCTTTGCCTTATCCGGCTTAACAGCCATAGTCTGACGTATTTTGTCAGATATTTTTGTACTATCGGTTGGGTTGATGGGTGCCATTACGCTGCTTGATTTTGTTGTTGTGGCTGCTCCTGGCCTTGCTGCGGACCCTGAGGCTGTTGAGGTTGATTATCCTGCTCATGCTGCCCAACGGTAGCCTGTATGATATAATCCATCAGTGGGGTAAGTTTATCCAAACTAGCCCGATCGCCAGAAGCAATCGCATCTTCGTACACCTTAGCTACTAATTTAACCACCTCTTTGTATGATTCAGTATTGCCGCGAGCCTTCTCAATAAGAACCTTAGCTTGAGCCTGAGCAGCAATCTCATCAATCTTACCCTTGGTCTTAGTCTGAGTAGACATCTCCTGAATCTTCTGGTTCATCTCCATTGACATCTGCTGCTGTTGTTTAGCTTTCTTAGCAGCTTGTTTCTCTTTCTGTTCCAGATACAGGATAGCATGTTTAAGCGGCATCTTGTAAATCTTCGCACCCTGTGCAGGAGAAAGTGTTTTTGCAGCGATCGATTCTTCTACGATCATCTTAACCATCTCAGCATCGGCAGCCTTAGATACCATGTTGATGTTCACATCGTATGTGGCATCCATCATCTCTCTGGAGATGCCTGCCATTTCTTTATATTCCTCACCTTCCAGAACGATCATATCCCACAAAGCGTATGCAATCTTGGTGGCGTTCTGCTCCATCAGTTCGGTATATGCATCGTAGATATACTCAGTGTTGTTATTAGCTGCGTTAACCTGGCTTTCATTTACACTCTTACCTCGTTTAGCCGGAACTATACCTCCCAAACTATCTTGATTCACCCCCCACTCATCATTCAGCCTCTGCAGCCAAAAATTATAGAGAGCGATAAGCATATTTATCTGAGCAGCATTCCCGCCTGTCTTTATCTCGCGGAAAGGAGACTTGCCTTGGTCACCAAAGCCGGTACCGGTAGTATCGGTAGAATCATAATATGCACGACCTGTCTGATCATAAACTTTCAGAAGCTGGAGTGGGTTCAGTGGCCCCGTGCCGATATCAAGATCATGTAGGTGTGCGATATCCACTTCAAGACCATCTGACTTCATCTGAGACACCATCTTCTCAATGTTGAGAACGGTCATGATCATAGCACGAACGCAAGGAATGCCACGCTCTAGTAAGGAAGGAACATAAAATCCATCTGCATCCGGGTAAACGACAGAGTAGTTTAAAAACGCATCCACCCCGTTTTGGTATGGACGAAGGATGTTTTCGGCAATACCCCATTTAAGCATCACCTTGGTATTAACTGCCCATACGCCACAGTAAATATTAACCATGTCTGATTTAACCGGTGTGGTGGTCGCAGATGGTCCAGGTTTACCTTTCTTCTGATGGAGACCCATAGAACCATCCTCACGCTTAAATTCAACGTGATATTCCTGATCAAATACTTTTACCTCGTAATCATACACGAGGATCGAATAATCGTCATACGGGCGGTTGAAAGAAGAAATATAGGATTCGTACCAAGTAAGGCTATCCGTTTGGTTAAGACCTGTCTGGGCAACCTGGGCTAATTCAAACCATGTTTTCTCATCGACATTAGGATATAACCTTCTGCCTTCAGAAATCTTTAATGGATAGGCTTCACCAAAAATTGATACGTCACTACCGTTCTCATTCTCAAAAATATTGTAAACAGAGTTCTTTGGCTTGCACCTTCTGATGCGTAATCTGTTGGATAATGTTTTGCCTGGCTGTTTTGGAAGCTTGATCAGCTTGGTGGCCATCAGGTTGGTAATGATACCATCGCGGCACAGTCTTCTTTTTAAATAATCCTTGCCGCTGTTCTCTATGATCTGAGCGGTAGTTTCTTCAAAGAAGGACTCATCAGGCAACCGGTATTCAATTTTGTAGTAGATATCCAGCTCATCTTCGTCTTCCGGAACAAACCCTGTAGCAATCTTGATACCGCCTGCTTGTTCCAGTGCTCTGATCTTCTCTTGCTCCTCCATGTACATCTGGGAGATGGCTTTCTCTCTTTTCTTTGTTTTTTGGGCTAGGGCATCGGTAGCTTTTACTGAAGGTATTTCATCGCGGGAAAGAAAGCTTCCTAATATATTTTGAACATATCTTGGTATTACTTTGATCAACTGCCAATCGATATTAATTAACGATTGGTTACCTTCTACACCCATCAGCGGCTTAAATTCCTTGTTACTGGTGGTACCCTTGGCGTATTGTTCATTTAAGTTCCACTGCTCGTATCGTTGTTGATAATACCCATTGTTGCCAAAAGAAACAAAATTCCACATCTGTTCTGACACCCTCAACCCGTATTCGGGTTTTCTTTTTTCGCTAGGAACATCAAACTGCATGCTCAGTAAAGCGTCAAAATCCGGTGTGGTAAATGGTCTGTTGCTCACTTTGATATTATTTTCATACAAAATAACGAAACTTTACGGATTAGGACTTTAATAAAAGAAGACCCCTTAACCAACAAAGGGGTCTTCTTTAAAACCATAGCTGTATAACTGCTGGATAAAAGTATACTTTTCATTTGTAACAATCATCTTGGGTAACGTATATACTTAACAGACTTTGGGTTTGTGGATATTGAATGCTCAAATGTGCCGGTCCCGTTCGAACTATTCCCGTCCTCGCTTGTGTTACCGGCTATACCAATTTTACCGCCATCTTCTGTCACTATCCCTATGTGGTGAGCATGGTCATTAGCATCCACATAAACGAACAGGTCATTTTTAACTGGCTTGGCGGTGATCCAGTTATTTTTCTTTGCCAAATCATATACATCCTGACATGCGCCAAGTCTTGGTATTATAGACTTCCCTTCAAAGCATATATCAAGTACCATTGTAACAAAATAGCAGCACCATGACTCTCCTTTCAACCCGCCACACCACTTTTGGATAGCCTCTACCCTGTTTCCAGAATTCGGGCTAGCTTCCCTAACGAATAAATATTGCCTTGCTATATCAACTGGAGAGTATTTCATATTAAGCCTTTTTAAATAAATTTTTAACTGATAAGATTGCACTCCACATATAACTTCTAGCTACGTGGGACAAAATAAGAATAGCGACACTTGCGATAAGAAACCACATCAGCCGGTTTATCTCTTTCTTACCGTCTGCTACGTTTGTATGTAATGTTTGGATAACGCCATCCTTTGTTGCACCTTCTTTATCTTTTAAATGAAAGCTATCCTGCCATCGCCTTGTCTCACTGGTCATGAATGACAACTTAGTGGTATCCGGAGGGCACTTAGCTTTTATTTTATTAGCCAGGTATTGTTTCTCGCATTCGTCCCAACCTAGGTCGTACGCATCTGCAGCGGCCTGCCCACAGTTTAACTCGTTCTCGTGTGCTTTCTTTACAGAATCGATCAGTTGTTGCCGTCCAGATGTATCCTTAACAATCTTGGTCTGGTGGACTATAATTTCCTTTCCAGGGGACAGTATGATCTTGGTAGCGGTATCTATAGGATGACCTTGCAGATAAGCATTAACAACTGGTATTTGAAGGGGGGCTTTTGCATTTACCCTATCCACAGATTTCTGGTCATCCCTGGCTATTTTCTTTTCCGTATTGCATGCACAAAGTAATGCGATTACTAACGCTGATAGCAATGTAAAAAGTATGATCTTTTGCCATGGTGGAGACACGTCCTTCCATGTTTTCATAGGTATTATTTTGTGTTACCGTCAGCAGCCTGGGAATCTGTTTTTTTAGTAGCGTTAGGTGCCTTCCCAGTAAGGTACCCAATCACTCCAACAGATACAGCGGCCAATACACCGCAGATGGCTTGCACCGATGCTGGTATATGTAAACCGCTAGATGCCGCTGTTAAAATGCTGCCTGATACCGCTGCCGCCACACCAAATATGGTCGTGAGCGTGTCTTTAATGTTTGAAGTATCCATTTATATGTGTTTTATTTGTGTGAATTATATGACCAAAGAATTCAGATTACTGTGATCAAAACGCCTACGATCCCGTGATATAGTGCCGATCTTTTTTCACGCTGGTCTCTGGCAATAAGGCGGTCTTTTTCGCTTCTGATATATTTATCAGTTTCTTCTGCTTTCCCCTCTAGCTTCTTAACCCTATGAACAAATCCATCTTCGTTATACTCCGTTCCTATCAATGCATCTTTTATCATAGTTAAGTCCTGCCTCATCTGAGAGAAATCATCTTGAAGATTTTTAACCACCTGTTCCATGTTGAATTCCATTGCTTATTAAATTTTACGAAGGTAATAGTGCTTGGTTTGGGTTATACACCGAAAAATTACTGAAAATTTCGGTGATTTTACATTTTGTTAATTTGATTTTATTACCTATTTATCTGCATAAATCTTAATAAGAGAAGCTATCACATATAAGAAGGCAGTTACTATAATAAAAGCTACCACAATGATCATTACCTTTTGATACCTGGTCACTTATTTTCTAATTTAATAATTCTTTGTAATAATGCTTTATTCATGGCTTTCAATTCATCCATTTTTTTTTGTTGTTTCTGAACTATGTCAACTAATACGGGTATCATGTCAATTTCATTGTAACCCATTTTACCTGTGGATGGTGTAGTGAATGTACTGTTAGGTAATACCTCTTTTACTTCTTGTGCAATAAATCCTATCTGATTCCCTGTCCCGTAATTCTGCCACCCTTTTTTATAAGTGAATGATACAGGTCGCAACTTCATAAAATCGTTAGTGCTAAATGAAAGTGGTTTAATATTTTCTTTTACACTTCTATCTGATACAGGGGCAGATAATACCCCACTAGCATCGGCTAATACAGCCCTACTTCCGCTACCCGCTAAACTAGAAAATGTTGCAGTACCTGTTGATGATAATATAAGGGGGTAAGCCCCTAAAGCATAATCATAAAAAGCAAATGAATTACCGCCTGTGGTACTTCTAATTAATGCTTTATTAGTCCCATTCTCTGTAAATAATATATCTCCCTCCCTTGTTCCAGAAGTATTTGTATGATTAATTACTAGCTGTCCATTAGTTGATGTGGTGAATGTTCCTGTATTTGCTGATAATGCCCCTGATGAATTAATACTACTCAATATCCCCACACTTGTAATGTTTGGTTGTGCTGCTGTTGATAAAGTACCGCCTAATGTAGTAGCGTTGATTATATTACCTGTGATTATACCATTGAATAATGATGTGTCATGCGCTCCCTTTTGATTTATAGCGTATAGGTTTTGAAACTTACTTTGGATACTTGAACTATCTCTAAAATTATCTATTACTATACCTCCGTATGTTGTTGTCTTACCTGTTACTGTCGTACCGCCTACTGTTTGGTTTGGTGTTTTTACATGAACTCCTGCTGCGTTTGCTATGTTACCTGTATTAGCAAATAAGCCCCATGCTGTTGCTGAACTAACTGGAACCGAACCACCTATATTCCCTGCGTTATTATAGTAAGTAATACCTGCGTTAGCTGTGTAAATACCGTTGTAATATGGGTTGTATGTAGCTGCTGAATTAACCGATAGTGAACCGTAGTTACCTGCATACAAAAGTTGGGTATTATCATCTGCTGTTACCCCCCATAAATTCAATTCACCATTCTGCCCAAATTTGCTTGAATTGTTTATTTTTTTGGTGTTAGTAAATAACATTGAGAATGTGCTATCCGTTATGGTTGTGTTTTCAGTAAGCAACCCTCCTAATTTTACCTTTTTACTTGATTTGGTTAGACCATTGTAAGCATCGTTTAAATAAGGAGATAGCATTGTTAGTGTGTCGCTTATTTTAAGTCTGTTACTTAGCATCGAAGCCGTATCGGATAGATTTAATTTAGGCAATAAAGATGCTGTAACATTTGCTTTTGTAGATAATACAGTTGTATCTGCATTAACAGAACCACTTCCCGTAATAGTAGTAAAACTCATTCCTATTCCTGCTGCAACACTTGTTACAGTACCACTTCCAAATGTTTGTGCAATCTTTTTTAATTCTCCATTAACCACAGTAACAACACTATCTGAACTACTGCCATTTGACATATTTCTCAAATAAGATTTACCAGATATATCCAATGCACCAAGTGTCTGTATTCTTCCCCCATTCGGATTTGTACTATATAACAGAAAGTTTCTATCAGTAGGAACGGATGCGAAGTGTGTTGTGTCCTCATAAACAGTAGCGAAGAAATTAGTAATTACGGCATCAGTCATATTATGCGTTCCCGAATATAAACCTGTTAATCTTCCTATATAAACAGGTGTACCAAGTGTTGACGGGGCAAACTGAAACCCGTTATAGTGTTCGTGAGGCGAACCCGAACCGCCATGATAGTAAAATCTCAATGCAGCGTCATAGCTTGCGTAAGGCGCATTTGGTACATCAAATTGCGATGCATCACTAAATGCGTGTGCCGAATTTGACGGAAAATTTGATACGTTTAGTAACCTTGAAACCTGAACGGCTGTATTGGTTGAATAATAACCCGATGAACCGATATATATTCTGCCACTATCGGGCATGAACGTAGTATCTGTAAATCTTTGGTTTCCTCTGTATGAATAGAAAGAATAATTATATCTACCGCCATATACCGAAGAATAAATACCATAATTTGTTCCCGTAGTAGTACCTCCCACCCCTAATGATATACCTCTATTTTCAGAAGTAGTTGGGTTTATATTCAAATCAAATCCCCTTGAATATCCCGTACTTCCACCGCTTGCGTTTATTAAAGTTGCATCTGATAAAGAAGCTGAAGCAAAAGCAAGTTTACCACCTATTACACCGTTGCCGCTAATGTTGAAGTCTGCTGTTTGTTGAGAATTACCATTTACTATATAAGAACCCGAAAGGTCGGGTAAATCTGCTGCTACCAATGACCTAAAAGTAGGCTGTTCAGGTGAACCGCTTGTAGCTGATGCAAATACTCTATTAGCGGTTTGGGTTGCAAGTGTACCTACTATTGTTCCTGAACTTGTAATAGGAGAACTTGATACTGTTATAAAGGATGGTAAAGAAAGCCCTACGGATGTTACTGTACCTGCACCCTTAGTATTTATTAATGCTCTTAAAACAGATATACTATCTTTTGAACGGTTAGCCAACCATCCCCTTGCAAGCATATTAGCTGTATCTGAAATAAGCAAGTGATTACTCATCATAAATGCAGTATCACTTTTCCTTAAATAAGGTAATAACATTGATGAAGTATCAGTATATTTAACTACTGATGATGATAAAGGATAAGAAGAAGCAGCTATCTTTTTCACTACACCACCACTTGTTACCAATAAGGAGTCTGTTCCTGCCGACCCAAAAGGTAATGAACCGAAATAAACATTACCCGTTTCAGTCCATAAAGCATAGTTATTTGCAGAAGAATTTTCTGCACGTAAATAAGCACCATAATTTACCCCTGTTGCAGCACCAACTGATGCCCCTATATAAGCATAATTAGCGTCTGAACTTGTGCCTGATATTTGCACATCTACACCTCTACCTAATGTACCACTAACACTATTCATATTTAACCCAGTAGTTGGAATAATAGTAGCACCACCTAAAGCCATAGTATTACCTGCTAATATAGTCCCACTTGAATATAAAGTAGCAGATGATATTCCACCGCTTGCTGATACTGATGTTGGTGTAATAGCCCCTAAACTTAATGTAAGATTTGGGGTTGATGTTGGGTTAGTTACTATACCTGAAATACCGTTTGCATTAGTAAATCCAAATGAACTTACTCCGCTTGTCGCTGCGGTTATATTGGCTTGCAAACTATCCCTTACTTTATTTAAAGAACCACCCGTAACTAATTCTGCTACTGCCCTACCTGTATCTGCTGATACAGTAATATTAGGGTAAGTACCTGACTTAACTATTGGTGCATTTACTGATAAATTAAATTGTGCAGGTACATTACCTGTCTTTGCATAACCACTTAGCATTGCTGCCGTGTCTGTGTAATTAACCTTACGCATAGCAACGCTATCAACATGAAGTCTTGTTGATAATACAAGCGTATCAGCTTTTACCTGACCAGACGATGTTATGGTTGAGAAGTTCATGCCAGTTCCTGCTATAACAGCTGTAACCGTACCTGTGCCTGGGGAATAACTTCCGCTTACGATCACAACCTTATCCCATCTCTTCCCGGTAGCCTTCCCGTTAAATACCCAGAAGGCAGAGTCAACGCCTGGATTCTGCCAGTAAACCCAAGATCCTGTATACTTTGGACTCCAAGATGTATCTCTTTTAGCAGCGATTCCAGCACTATCGGTAAGTAGGTACCCATACTCAGCAAAGCCAGACGGTGATTTAGGAGATGCCGCTCCTGCCGGCACCTGAGATTTTGCCAAAAAGGAAATGCAGATGCACGTAAGGATCAGTAAAAACTTTTTCATGATAAAATGACTAGGTAATTAAATGCTATGATGTAAAGTTGTGAATTTTGCACAGCCTCGGTGAATGTAATGGTGACTAAACCAGATACGGTATCGTATATGGCACTATAGCTTACGTACCCAGGCTTATCCTGAGGAAGAATAGCCTGATCTCGGCTAACGGTAACACTCTGGTTACTCCATACCCTGTTCTTACCAATGTTAATGGTGAACGATGTGTCTCCTGCGGCTATAGGAGCACCGACATCCCCAACAACGAAATCGCTTTGATAGTTGACAAAGGACGATACGTTCGTACCGGGGTTCACCACAATAACGCCTGTCTGGCCACTTACAATCTCAACTGCTCTCGGGATATATTCGCCACAAAGAGAATATGCATATAACGCAATCTGGCTAAGTGCTGCAGATCCTGGAAGAACAGCAGCAGCAAAGTCAATCATGTCTGAGTAAAAATTAAGCAGGAACACAGTGCGAATATCAGCCTCACCCGGGCCATCAGAAAGCATAGCCTTCACCTTATTATCGGCACCGGATAAACCTCCGCTGATCTTGGCTAGTTCGCCCGACAGAGTTATGGTAGTTGATGGTATCATCCGAAAAAGGTTGTTTTATTTTGGTACAGGTAGTAAATATCATCCAGAAAGGTTTGGGCAAGCTGTTGTTGGGAGTAGCTACCCATATTAACCGCATTCTTCAGGTCAGTCCAGAATCTAGACATAGCGTCCTGATATCCAACTTGGTTAACGATAGATGGGTTGGCTGCAATATTCTGTGCGATTGCCACGCCAAACAAGTATGATAAAACAGTGAGCACTGCTATGCCTGTCTTCGTGTATACACTACCAGTAACAGGAGCGCTGGAAACTAGTTTTAATTCTATTCTAAGTGATAAATCCCATGGGGTAACTGCAAATGGGTATGTATCTCCATCAGTAAATGGCCACAACCCTGGCCCTAGGTTGTTCCCATAAACATCGTAAATATTCAATGTTCTGGAAACAAATGTATTGTGCGGCTCAGAAGTATAATCGCTTGTATCGGTAACATAACCAGTTGTGCCGGTTGCTGATTGAGATACAGAGTAGTTTGCAGTGAACATTTTAGTAGAGTTTACCAAAAATACCTATTTTATCGGAAAATGTTTATTTCTCCTTAGGAAGGTCATGATGAGTGATTTCCTTATAAGCATCCTTGAGTTCTGGGGTATCAAAGAACTCCGGCTTTGTCCTAGCCAGGTTTATGAACGATGATACCCTGTTGATGTATTGTTTATATTCTTTTTTATCCTCAGGCTTCATCTCTGTCCACACCTTCAGCTGTTGCTCGGAAGGAAGATCGCGGAAGATTCTATGGTAAGGGTTCAGCTTGGCATCCCTGATGTATGCCTGCTGCCCATTGCTCGTAAGCCTGGCTTTATCTCTAACCTCCTTAGGTATGTCATTCCACTTTGTTCCGGCAAATAAGTCATTCCTGAGTTCTCTACGAGCAGATATACGTTCGGCATCAGCTTTTGTTTTAACCTCATCCTTAAATGATTTCTGTGCCGCCACGGATATTTTATTTTGTATTGGGGTTTGTTGGAATTCCTTTTTAGCCGGCATAATACCGAACTTCTGTTCAACCTTCTGTCTGAGTGATGGCTCCTTTTCGGAAGAACTCTGTGGTTTGAAGGAGAATGGAATAAATGATTCCCCCTCGTATTTTAAAATATCAACTCCTTTTTCAATCAAATTCCCAGAGTATATCTCAGTGCCATAAAAATCTTTATTCTCAAACAGGCTGATCACTTCGTTGATAATTGGTGATGTTTTATCAGCCAATGTCTTACCAGGATCTTTGGCATATGAGAATGCATCTTTCATGTAGGAGGGAAGAGAAACCCTGTGATCAGTTCCGTCAGCATTCTTTGTACCGTCCTTAGGAAAGAAGTAATCACGCCATTCTTCTGGCTTCTTCCCAGTCATTATGTATTGGTACATTGCCCCGTAAGTTCCTACCATGGCAGGTAGGGTAAGTAACCAGGCTGTGTTTGAAGTAAGTCCTTGCCCTTTCAGTAATCGTTTAGCTGACTCAGGGGCTTCTAGTGTTCCTTTACCGAAGGCCCGGATAGTACCGCCTGTCCAACCGAACGAACGGATGGTAAGAAATGCCATGTCCTTCATAGTTTTATCCCAGAACAGGTTATCATAAACCATCTGTCCTAAACGATCGTCCATGGAATCACCGGCTTTCTGGTATATTCTGGCAATCTCTTTTGGAGAAAGTTCACCGCGACCACCTTTCATGATAATTTCGTTCTCTGCGGTACGGATCATACCTCCCACTTTAAGACGGGGAACATACCATTCCATCAATGGTTTGGCGGCAATCTCAGGGATGGTGAGCACAAGGTTCTTAACGACTCCCGGCAGTTGTGAAAAATCTTTATCTGCTCTGAGTTTACCAATCCCTTTCTTCAGGTTGTAATATGAATCAAGAGTGTATATTTTGCTTAAACCGGTTCTTGCGTTCGCATCGATCATCCCACGCACAGATTCATCCATTATCCCCTTTTGCCTGTACGATTTGATGCCTTTATCGCCAACATACAGAGTTTTGCCTATGTTAGGAAGAACAGCCAACGAACTCAGTAACTGTCCAAATCCGCTTGGCTTGCCTGCAGTAAGTAACCTAACCCCCTCAGCGGCACCGGTTACGGTAGCATCCATGGTTGTGGTAGTTAAGTGGAACATCCCAAACCCTAACTGGAACAAGTTCTTAACGTTGTTGTATGCTCTTGCTGATTGGAAGGCATTCTTCATGATCACGCCTTTACCTGCGAATCCACGACTCAGGTAGTTATTAACCACATAAGCTACAGGCTCTGGCATATAGTACCCACCAGAACTTGATTTAGCGGTGCCTTCTTCCGTAACAAAGCTGCTCATACGTTTAAACAAAGGATCTTCCACCAACTGCCATCCTTCCGGCTGACCACCGGTCTTGAAAAATTTCAACAGGCCGTCCCTCTTCATTTCCTTAAACACCTTATGAGCAGCCTCGAACTTCCAGGCGTTGGTCTCAGCCAAACGTACCATTTCTTCTGGGTTGTCAGTTGCCAACTTATAACCAGCTTCTAATCCGGAAAGGATATCAGCAAAGAACCTCTGCTTCAAGAATGATTTATTACCCTCTAATGGTGCTTTCGCATGCACTGCTGCAAAGTGAGCACCTGCTTTATCTGGTTTCTCCCAGAAGTGAGGGAAGTAATCTTCGGTGTATGGAACATCCTTGATCTTGCTTAAAATATCGAATACATCATCCATACGCTGGCGGTACATATCAGCCATGGCTTTATATTCAGGAGTAGCATCTCCATACATCTTCGGGTTCTCAATGCTAAGGATGAAGTTTACTTTATCTTGATGAGGGATGCTATTCCAATCATTCATTAATTTATGGTGCTCTGCATCTGCCTGCTCATTCTTTCTGTTCTCTTCTCCTTTAATACCCCTGATAGCAGCCATGGTATCTCTAGCCATTTCTCTTCCTTCAAACGATGCCGCATGGAACATTTTAACACCGGCTTTGATCATATCTTTCGGCTTGGATACGAAATCTTTTATTTTCTGCCATACAGATTTGCCCTTGTCTAGGTTACCGATAGCAGTTGCAACTCTGTACTGGGTAAGTTCTTTTTTCTGCTGATCATCAAGATGACCAGAATCAACCAACTCTTTATGCAGAGCAGCAACGATATCTTTATCTGTTACCGGGTCACCAGTATGATTATCCTTAATATGCTGCACTCCTTGTTTAACGGCATCTACGATCGATTCTCCGAGTTCAATAGCTGTGGCGATAGTTTCTATTGCACCATCCCAGATAGCGACAGGAACACCTAAGCCTGCGTCATACAGCTTACCTTTCTTGGATTTAAGTTCACGAACCTGGTCTGCTAATTTTTTGGCAGCTGGTCGAACCACTTCGGCTTTACCGAGTTTATCATTTCCTCGTCCGGTTCCTCGGTCGCTCCCCACAGAGCCTGGTTCAGATACGTCTCCTGATTTATTGGAGTCTTTTCCCTCAACAGCATTTTTATTACTTGATCTTGACCAGCTTGGGGTCTCAATTCCTCCGGCAGCATCATTAACCCGTTGTCTTGCTTCATGGATATTTATTTTATGGTTAGCGTAATCTTTCCATATTTGAGATACAGCTTCTTTGTTTTTTGCATCACTTTTAAACGTGTCTTTAAATAACCCCCTTACAGCTTCCCAGGTTATCGACTGCATCTGGCGAGCAAGTATTCCTCTTTCTTTTGCAGCCATATCGTAAGCCTCAGATAATGCAGCATACGTACCGGATATACCCGTTTCAGCAGATCCTTTGCCGGATAAGTTATCCTTCACTTTTTGATCACTGCCTGCCAATGGCTCCAGAAATGCAGCAGCTACTGCATGTGTGTCAATAGTAACATGCGGTGTTTTTGAATTAGGATCAGAGATGTTGTTATTAAAGCTTCGAACCTTATGTTCTTCTCCCAACTGTTTTGATATATTTTCAGGGGAGCCGTCCTGTGCTAACGATATTGCTTTATCAATAGTACTATACCCTTGCCACCCCACCTTTGAATAGGCAGCAACTCCTTTTTTATCTGGTTTGTTTTTTGCAACGCCTATAATGTCACCATTTGGAGAGTATACGTTGTATGATTTTGAATTGTATGCCTCATCATAAGATCGTAACATTTGAGGGAAATAGTCGCGGTCTTCGGATAGTTTTTTGCCAAGTAACCCGGCTGCACTCTTCTTTGCATCTTCTGTTTGTTTCTGCATCCTGGCATCGAATGCTTCTTTTGATTCACCTTTCATTACCTGACCTCTGCCAGAAAGTTCTACGTATTTATCAATGATCTTTTGATCAATAATGAAATCTGATTTTGTTTTAACAATATCAATAACACGTTCAGCTAGACTGATATTTTTATACCAATCCATCTGTGGGCTTAAAGATGCTAGTACTGCTGATGCCTGTTCATTTGACATCTTATATTTTTTGGCAAGATTCTGAGCCAATACATTAGCCCCGTCATACCACCTCTCGGAAACCTTGCGAACATCATCCGGAACGCTATCGTGCAGCCACAATAGGTTATCTGCTACTTTACGCACAAAATCCTTATACACACGATCGGCAGCTTCCATTCCTTTTGCCTGCAGTTCTGGGCTACCACCTTTTGATTTTGGAAGGAGACCCTTCTCTATCGCTTTTACATCTTTAGGATCAGTAAATCTTCTCATAAGGTCGTAGCTGGCAATCGTCTGGGCGATGGTCATGTAATTACTAGGAGATTTACGTGCTTCTTTCAGATTAGCTACGTTGTCACCTGTTTTATGTACCGCAGACTGATCAGTGCCGGCAGATGTTGGGACTCTGGTGGAAACTGTTTTACCAGAGATGACTTTATTTTCTACATCGTCCTTTTTTAACTCAGCAACGTGTTTCGCATCTTCTTTGGCTATATCAAATTTTGCAGGCTTGGATAATGATTGATCCTGATCTTCCATATGCTTTCTAAACATCGCTTCGCCCCACTTCTTTCCGGACATATTTTCATTTACCCAGTTAACGGTAGCTTCAATAGCTTTACCGAATTCTGTATTTTTTTCTACCTGGCTAGCTAAGAATTCAAGTGCTCCATCATAAATAGCTTTGGTAAGACCTAGGTCTGGTAATACGTTCAATGTTCCTTTATCGCTTTTTAGGCTGCGGATACGATCGGCTAATTGCTTTGGTGATTGTTTTACTTCTGTTGGGGTTGTTTCATTTTTAATTGGTTCTCGGTACATTGTTTCTTTGGTAGTAAAGTCTTTATTACTTCCCTTATTTTCAACGAACCCGAATTGTTTATAAAAGTCTTTAAGTCTATTAACGGAGGTTGCACCAAAATCGGTTGATGGTGTTAATACAATACGCTTACCATTTTCGTCTGCATACTTTACAATATCTTCCATTGCTTTACTACCGATACCACTTCCTTGTTTATCTTTTGGCACTTCTATTCTCGATAGCGTTAAATCACCTAATGCACCTTTTTTATTCAAATCACCCATTAAGTCCAAAGTAATACCATGCTTTTCTTCCATTTGTTTTGAAAAATCAGATGGGGTTACTCCTTTTGCATCCCCTACACTACCACTACCTTCTTCTATTGGTTTAGGGGGTTTTAAATCATTCTCAGCCAAATGCTGCTTAAACGCTTCTTCCCCTTTGAATTCTTTTTTTGATCCATCCGGTAGCGTAAGAGTGAATATGCAGTCTGGAGAGTATGATGGCATTGGTTATTTTTTAAAGAGTTCTATTCCGTATTCAGCAGCTTTCTCGATTTGGCCTTTAGCCTTCACCAAGTCATCGCAATTTATGGAAATACTGTCACCTTCCACCATCTCGGCTATCCTTTTCGCATCTTCGATAGCTTCTTCCATGGTATCACCAAGCCCGATCACACTTCCAATACCCACCTCTTCATGATCTTCAGTAAGCGGTATGTAATACAAAACGCCATCCTTGATCATTGGGCACTGGATTTTAACCCGATCTTTCACCTTGGAAGGGAAATACACAGCCTGTGGGGAATGTGCCGCCATTGAGGATTTAATGATCACCTGAGCACCAAACTTGGCAGCAGGCTTAATAACCGGTACTTCCCCATTAGCGATCTCCCACAAAACCTGAGAGAAATTATCTATGATCTCACACATCAGAAACCCGGGAGGATTTGGAGCACGGTTGGTGGAATCAATAAGGTATCCTGTCTTCTTATCCCATCTGATCTCAGAAGAGAAGAAACACCGGTAATTGGTTTTTTTAAACGCCTTGGATAGTTTTTCATTCACCTCGGTAACGCATTCCGGCAACGATTCATACGGTACCAGACCGCCAACATATCCGCAATCTTTCACCTCAATACCGCACATCGCGATCTCAGGGAACTGTCCTTCTATAGAAAATCCATCATATCCTACCTCAACGGCATCAGGTATTGGTTTCTCCACCACAAACACAGCTTCTTCCTTAAACGCTCCAAGGATCTCCTGCATGCGGTCAAGGCGGCTTTCAGATAGCCTATGGCTGATATAATGGAATGTTTCTCCAGACCCACGGATAAGGTTGGTCTTTATATACAGGTCTTCTTTGTTTTTAAGGTATTTTTTAAGTGCTGAGAACCCTTCGATAACGTTGTAATCGTTTACTGGTAATCCTACTTTCTCCATCAGTTCTTTGAGATCATCTCGGTAAATTTCCATATCCTCACCATAACGAGCACCGAATACAACCTTACCTATGGATACCAGATATTCCTGCAGCCCTGCCTGATACAGATCGGGGAACACAAACCAATCACACTCGTCAATCACATCCCAAATGCTATCCACACGTTCAACATTATCCATCCCCATTCCGATGGCATACTTATTCCATTTGGGCATTGAATCCTGCCACATAGTAGTAACGTATACTTTATCGCAGTCCCTGGCTAGCCTCTCCGCAATGGGGAAAAAGTATCCATAATCCACTACGCACACCGTTGTATTTTTTACTGACTTCATAACGAGTCTATTTTTTGTTCATAATCAGCCCAAGACAGACCAGCCATAGCGAACATCTGCATTTCAACTGCTTGTGCTGCAATATGCTCTTTCATATACGGGGCCTCATTAGAAAAGCCTGGTTCAGAGTTTTCTGGGACTAATCCCAATTCCCTTCTCTTCTCATAATACAGATCGAAATCCATGATCTCTTGTTCAGATAGTCCACGAAATTTTGTTAATACCTCTTCAAACATTTCGTGGATTGCTACTGCGGTCTCGTAGAATGAGTTACCCATCTCTGTAACTCTGATTTGTAATACACCATCAGCATCATAAAAATAGTCACCACATGTTTCATATCTGTGCTGGCTTTTAGGTATTGACTTGATGTGTATTTCTATCATGATTTAACGATTTCTCTGAGTGGCATTTTTCTTTTTGATCCTGGAGGGCATTTGATTTTAAGAGAACCTTCTTCCTTCATTTGTTTAATAATTTCTTCTGGTGTGCGGCCATGCTTCTCCTGAATCTTATCATCGATGGTTTTCTCTACCTCAACTTTTTCTGGCGAGAATTTCTTCCCATCCTTGTACGGGGTGGCATTCTCAAAATCTTTATCCTTCAAAAACTCAGCCTTTGCTTTCTCATTCCACTCCCCATTGTTATGATCAAGAGCGTCCATCATTTTAAGAACCTTACCGTGGGTAACCACAGCAGTTTCTTTATTCAAACCCGATATCTCATCTCTGGCCGACTGCACCCTTCCTTTGAACTGGTTAAAACTTTCACCACCGGGAGGTGCTTCATCTGGATGGTTAACCCAATATTTGGTATCGAATTCAGAGATTGGTGTTTTATCTGCACCAGTATTCCACTCGGCAAGCTTATCATTAGTAACCACCTCGCCACCTGTCTTCCCAACAATCGCTTCAGCTGTTTCCTGTGCCCGGGTCATTGGTGACGTAACAACGTTCTTAATCCCACTTGCCGCCAATTCTTCGCCAAGCTTTTCAGCCTGCACTTTGCCCTTCTCATTCAATGGATCATCAGCTGCACCGGTAAGGCCTAGCTTGTTTGAATCAGTTTCGCCATGGCGAATCAATACAGGGGCCGACTCCGACTTGGCCACAGCTGCTTCTTTTTTTGATTGGTCTTCAGCTTTCTTCTCTTCCTTCTTAGATGGAACATCAAAGTAGCCTTCTGATTCAAGTTTTTTATATAATGGGTCGGATACCTCATCCAAATGTTTTTGTGCCGATTCTGGTTTGTCGGCTACCTCTTTTATTTTATCATCAATTGCCTTAATCTTCTGCTCAAATGATCCTTTAAATTCAGAGCCTACCGTTGATTGCTCCTGTTGTAGTTCTTCTTTTTTCTTGATCAGGTCGAACGTTGCTATTCTTTGTTCCTTGGTAAAGCTTTCCGGGTAACTCATCTGTATAGCCTCAGACACATCCTTTTTCATTCGCTGCAGTGCGGTCTCGTTATAAGATGCATCTGTTTTTGAAATGGTAATTGCGTCATCTATGGCCCGGAGAGTGGTAAGCGGATGATCTTCTGCCATCTTTAGCACCATAGATCGTGCTGCAGACTTGTCTCCAAATGAGGAGACCCCATTCATAATCGATCCCATCACACCAAACATCAGTGCAGACTCAGAAATCTTGCCTGGCTCAAGCTGGTCGGCAGGAAGCTTCGTCCCTTTCTGCATATTGATGTAGCTATTCATAGCCCAATCAGCCATGCCGTTAGCGGTAGTGATGGCAGCGCCGGCACCAGTTGCGTGGATACCAGAAGATATGAACTTTGAATAAAAACTTTCAAGTGCTGATTTATCAACCACACCCTTCTTGATCACCTCTTCAATTTCCTTATTGATAACGCCATGGTCAAGTAGTTTTCCTTTTGGAAGAATACTTTGGCTGAGTACTAACGCAGAACCGCCAAGAATTCCTTTTAAGTGGGCGGTTACATTATCCAACCCGTTGGCTCTAGCCTCACGGTAATAATCGTTCTGCCCTTGTAGAAAGAATGGGACACCTTCCCGTAGAATAAAAGGTATGGTGCCGCTAATAGAACCGCCTCCGACAGCCATGGTCATAGCCATCACCGGGGCTAACCCACCAGCCATTTCACCCAAGCCGTCTGAGAAATTTGCTAACTTCTCCCATGCGGTATTACCTGCACGTATAGGAGTTCTTAAATCAAGTTCTGACTTTTTTTCACCAGAAATTTCTTTCCCAATCTGGTCTTCAGTAAACCCGATATCACGCATGATTCCTGACCTGATTGACTCGGTAGAATTACGCACTCCTCTCAGGAATGTTTTTATAGAAGAAAAGTAATCCCCTTTCTCATCGATAGCTTTCTGCTCTTTTTCTGCCTGTTTCATACCCGGGAAGTAATCTGGCAGCCTTTGCGACATCTCATATCCTTTTGCCTGTTTGGATAACAGGGAGAGTGCAGCCTGGCCATCGGGTGTGCCGAGTAATTCAATATCTTTTAAATGCTGATCATTCTTCACCTTGTATTCAGCAGCCTTCATTTTAAACGCAGCAGACAGAGGAGAATCCTTCATGGTTTCCAGAGTGTGTTTGGTCAGCTCAAGCTTGATGGCGTTGTACTGTTTCTGGTCTGCCGGGGATACACTTTTAGGATCACGCATCATCTGTGCTTCGATCTCGTGCAACCTGTCGAAAGCCTCCGGCATTTTTTGGTAAAGCGAAGGCTCTCCTGCTAACCGAAGTTTTGCTGATATATTATCCTGATCCTGATTATATTTATCGGTGTATTCTGCGAACTGGTTATGCTTATCAATAGCATCCATGATTGCCCATGGAGCATAATGAGGTGCTACCTTGGATAATGGCGTATCCATCTCAAATGTCTTCATGATAGCATTGTCGGCAGCCTGCATAGCACCACCTTCATTTAGATCCTGCCCAGTTAAAAAACCTGTCTCTGCCTTGAAGTTCTTCCATAACTCAGGGTTGGATGCCATCATTTTACTCACACGGTAGTTGCCTGATGCCTCCATGTTACGCAATAAATTCGTTGCTCTGGTAGCTTCTTCACTGTAATCTTTATCGGTAGCCTGCTTATCCCAAAACGCCTGCACTTCTTTGGTGGGCACTTTGCTTTTAAGCCCTGTCTTATCATCAACCTGCTCAGTAAATCCTTCGTCCTTAAACCTGGTACTGAACATAGTAATATCACTCTCTCCTCTGATTACAGAAGGCTTGTTGTACCCCTGCCAGGATAATTTACCGGTATCTGGGTCTTTACGCAATTGAACATATTCTCTAGTCCAAGCAGGATTCTTCATGCCTAGGTGATCAACGTAATCACTACGCATGCCTTTTGGCATCTTAACGATAGATCCTTCATGACGCTGATCTTCTGGGATACTATAATCTGCATACAGGTCTCTCTCGAATTCAGCCTGGCGTTTAGCTAAATCCTTTGCTGCCTTATCATCTTCGATGGGTACCTGTTGAGTATTTACTTTGTTTAGTTTGTCGGCCGACTGAGCAATCATCCTATTAGAAACCTGCTCATTATTCTTAATTCCTTGGTAGTTTTTCTTCTGATCAAGCATGTATTGTGACATGCCAATGACGGCAGCCTCGCCAACAGTCTTTGGTTTTTGCTTCTTTAAAAGTTCTGCGAAGTCCTGATCGGACATTTTGTTATCAAACATACCTTCAGGCACATCGCCCACAGGCTTAAACTTAGTACCTGCGATAGGTTTATCTAGTGTAACCTCGTCTATTTGTGTTTGTGGATCGGTCATGGGTAGAATGAATCTCCCATAAAAATAAGATTATTATTGCTCGTCATCATCATTTCCTGCATTCTGTTGCAGGAAACTGATAAAATTCGGGTTCTCAGTACTCATCTGATTCTTCTTTTTGGTGTTAACCTGATTTGAAATAGCACTATGGAATTGACCAAAATCATTGGTAGCCGGGTTGATAAATGTAGGGGTAAGTACTAACATTTTTTGACCGCTATTAATCGGGTCTGGAACATACTTCTTGGTGATAAAAACAGGTATCGCATACTTGTTGATATCATCCATCTTAATATTCTGTTTGTACTTGGAGTTTACCTGATCTAAAATAGCCTGGATTGTCTCGTTGTGGTTGTTTGGATTCCCTTTCGCAAGCTGATCAATTGTTACTCCTTTAGTGTCATCAAGTTCTGGAAGTAACTTCTCCAGAATTCTCCTCCTGCCATCCTCGGTAACCAGTGTCCACCTGTCCAGCTGAACTCCGTCAACATTCTTAGGATTATCCCCGGCTATGGCTTGGATAGCATTATTAATGATCTGAGTCCCCTTCATGTAGATTGGGTTACCGCTAGCTGTTTTACCCACCACAATATCTTTGGTTGGATTCCTAGCCGCATCGTACATGAATTGAGTGTTGACAGACTGAGGAGCATCTGTTTTTTTAGCCAGTGACGCATGTAAATAAACAAGGCTCTTAGCCTTTGCTGCATTTTTGTCAGCCATCTTCATCTTAAATGCTTCATCCTGCTCACGTTTATAACCAGGATCTTCTGCGTATGCTGAGGTGCCAACCACCTTTGGCTTTCCTTGGATAATATTTTTTGCGGTGGCGTACCCAACATAATCTACAGGTAACTTCATTCCCTTCGAGTCAGGATCAGCCTCAACAATCTTCTGTGCATCATCCATAGTTTGTTTAATGACAGCAGGGTCTGCTTTTTCAAATTCAGCCTTAGCTGCTTGACGAACATCCCTTACACCATTAATAACCTGCGCCGTCTTACTTGCGATAGTCGGGGTATTGTGTGCGTACGATTGTATCTGCTTTGTTTCCCTAGCGATAGTGCGGCCAGAAGGGTCTTTTACTTCCTGCATATCCGGTTTAGTAACTACGTCACCGAAAATATGCTTATCATAATCTTGTTTAGGGAATGTATCTGCAGGGATTACCCATTTTGTTGGAGTATTTAATTGAGCCTTTGTGATTTGATCAGAATCCATATCATCGTACTGCTTATACATTTCATCCAGTTCTTCTGGTGACCTCCAGCCAACACCCTTATCTTTTAAGACGGCACTAGGTATTGTTTTGCTACGGAATTCGCCAATCTGTTTTGATGTACTCGCCCATGCCATAGCACCGGTGTAGGCATCGTTCTTTTTCTTTGTCCACTCGGCAAGTTGGTGTGGGTCTTTCTGGACATCCTTACTTGCCGCCATTAAAGCAGCTTCAGTAAACTTATCAGTATATTGTTTAAACTTAGGTATATCTTTTGGGCGTAATCCTTTAGCTAATTCGCCCATCTCAAGATTACCCTTATTAGCTGCATCAACAATAGCTTTTTGGTGAGCTAGATCACGTTGTTGTATTTGGCCAATAGTGTTGTAGAAGTTCTCCCAATGGTTGATATGAGCAGCACCTTCGCCCTGCCCTGTTGAAACGTTTAATCCTGAGAAATTATCAGCCATTGTTATTGTTTTTTATAACCCTAAAAGAGGTAGTAGTTTAGCTATCGTAGCAGGGTCTAATTTTGATAAGATATCTTGTGAACTGCCGCCACCACCACCCGATGCTGATTTTTTACCACCAAGTATACTCATAGCCCCATCTGAACTTCCTTTCCCTCCAAAAGACTCCAGTGCCATAGCAGCAGTGCTAGCGCCCATCTCTAAGCCAGTATTAGTATCAGCAGCAGCAGCACCCCTTAAACCACGTATTGCAGCAGCATTCTCTTCGTATTTTTGACGTTCGTTGTAATCCCACACTTTATCTTTCCATTGGGCGGTGACATCGTTACGTGACATCATGTTCTTTATATTCCCCACCCTAGCAGCAGCGTCCTGAGCCACTAGATTACTCTTAGCTGCGTCAGTATTAGCTTGGATAGTACTTACAGTAGCTAGACCGCCCTTCCTTTCGGTAGCAGCACCGGTAGCTGCTGCAGCACTTTTTTCAATCTCTTGTTGAGCCTTTGCGTATTGGGCTGCAGGAAGACCTTCCTGAGCCATATCTCTTGATATCTGCTGATTTATTTTTACCTCATCAGGTATAACAGCTGTAGGGCGTTTATTTTCTTTTGCAAGCTTATTAGCCTTCCCTTTCTTTACAGCCCCAGAGATCAGGTTGTAAGCTGCCATTGCAGCTGGGATTAATAATGGGAGTGGCATAATGAATGATTTATATAGTAAAGTAACGAAATCTCTCTCATTGTTAAAGGACTTTTGGTGATACCAGGTAATTGACGAACGGTGAGAAGATATGAGTTGCTCCATATGTTCCACATCTCAGGTGCATTTGCAACCACAATCCTTTCAGGTAATCTCCAGACCAGACATCATAAACATTGTACACATTGCTGTACACGGCCGCTCTCCAGAACGCTGCGTAATACATATTTTCCCTCGCCTCAAAGTCACCATATATCAAATTGCTTTGTTGGTTCAATGCAGTGTATATATCACCGATAACCGGTGCATCCCACAGCGGCACACTAGGCTCAGATAAGTCCTGGCTTTGTATTGGTGAAGCATACCCGACAGTAGTGAATTCTTTTTTAACATTTGGGTTATCATTGAACACAAGATCAATGGATGGGAAGAACCCAGAACCATAGAATCTTCTGTTTGTTCCGACATCATCATGCACATACGGGATACCTGCCTGCCAGGTGATCAACTTGTTTCCGGCACAAACGATGTTATCCGACTGAATTGCTTCTGATTGGAAATCATAAAAAGAACTAAACGCATTCTCTTTTTCATCAAATGATAATGCGTACGGAACTTTACTGCCGCCACCCTGAAGAGAGAATATAACCTCCCCATGGCGATCTTTCAAGTAATTAAACGTACCCCATATGCGAGCAATGCCACCGTACTGGTAAGCCGTATCTGTATTATAAGCAGGTAAAACATTCCCTGCCCATGTCTGCATATGATATATCTCAGAGATAGGTGTCATACCGTCTTGGCTTAACCTAACCCACACTCCTTTATTAATTGCTGGGAAGTAGTCTACATTGCCATTGCTAACCAAAGAACTAGGTATCGATAAACCGAAGTCCCCAATATAGTACTCAATATTATTTGGCGTGATGATAGTATCAGAAGTGATCAATGTTGTATCACCTGCGTTGTTCTTGATGAACCTAGCATATATACCAACTCTTCCAACCCGAACCTTCTGGAATACCCTCAATTCATTTTGATTGATCCTGGTACGGATAACAGGGCCAAATGAATCATCAAAGCGATCATAGTTGAGCGGGTAAAACATACTCATCCCGTTAAAATTTGTTCCGAAATCATACGGTCGACTGTACCGGAACAAAACACCATCAGTAACCTGCTTTGCGTTAGGGTCATATACAGATGGACGGCCATTGCTATTGATCATCATATTGTATACGTCACTGAAGCTGGTTTCTATGATTGGTATAGTAACATTCAATATCACATCAACAGTCAGACTGTACGATCCTATGTTCATGTTCACGACATTGGCACTGTTTACCAAAAGCATGTTAAGATAACCGCTTGGAGGAACGGTAACATATGAATCAACCTCTACCGTATAGCCAACAGATGGACTCATAGCGATCGGATTCACAAGTGTGATCACTTTCTCAACAGGGCCAGGCGTACTGATGGTAGCCAGAACAGATGCATTTAAAGCAAGGTCAACTGTTATTGGAATGCTAGCCCTCAACCTTACAGTTATAGGGTTGACTGAATTATTAAGGAAGAAATTAGCAGCAGGGTCATAGCTAGGCACCAGTGGGGGGTTTGCCTGTGCACCGGTAGCAGCTTGCAGAGTGTACACTGCGTTAGTGATTGTCGTAGGTATAGTAAGTTCAGGACGCACATAGTAAAATCCATTCCCGATCGGAACAGCACTAAGTACTGCGGAACGACCTATAAAAACGACCCTCTGGCGAGCGAACATATCTCCATTGGCAAGAGTAACCTTAGCCGGTGTGACAAGATCAGCGCTCTGCGTTTGTTCCAACCCAATATGATATGCCTGGTCAGTGCCTGGGTTACCTATACCAAATGCCTTACCACACTCAAAGTATATCTGGTTGGTGGCATTTTGGTGTTTAGCCAAAGAATATAAAAGAATCTGGTAGTTCTGGAAATTACCAGCGCCGTCAAACTTAAAGTTGGCATCTATATCGGCAGTAGGGTAATATATTTGGACAAACGTCCCAATCTTAGTGATACCATCTACCACGAAACTATTCACAACACCCAACACTTCATAGTCGTAAGTAGCATTCAATGTAGCAGGAGCACCGGTAGCTGCAAACCTACCTGATATGCGTACACGATCTCCAGGAGTGAACCCGTATGAAACAACCCCTTCGGTAGCATGAATCAATTCATTATACTGACGGATATTATCAATCTCTAGATAAGCGTATCTAACCCCAAGAATATTAGCCTGAGCATCAGAGTAAGCACCATTGGTCACCCAGTTCAGGCGTTTGGAATAAGTAAGGTTCGGAGTTCTTACGGGCACCCATGATCTAGCCCATTTAGGTGGACGTTGATTGATCACTAACTGAGGTGACATATTCTGTGACCCGTTATCTAAAGCAGTCTGGAATGTACCGCCTGCAGCTATTACAGCACCGTTTGTCCTACCCGCTTCGTCAAAATACATCTGACCAAATGTGTAGGCAGATTGGAATGCGTATGAAAATTTGGTTGTGGCGGCATTAACAGGTGATGCGAACCCTGTACCGGTTGTGCTAGTTCCAGAAGAATAAAGTGTAATCGCTGTTGGATAGCTTACGATCAATACATTATCCACTAAAGATACCTGAGTAAACCCTTCTGCTACTAACAACCCAGACACAGCAGCAAGAACGGCATTCACTGTTTGAACCGATGCCGACTCTAGGTAGCTGATACTTTTATCAGCACCTGCCCCATCAACCATATTTATTTTATAGTAGGCTGCACTATTATTGAATACACTTACGGTACCACTAACATTCGTACCGGTGCCTGCTACGTAAATTTTAATCCTTGTGCCTGCTACACCGCTATCGACACCTGATATTGTTGCAAAGAACAGTAATCCATTGTAATCAAAGAAGTAAGTATTCCCACTTTCAGTAGGCGAGTTAACAGATGTATTGGCATTTACAATGTTGTAGCCTTCTTTTATGTTGGTGTAAGCTAAGACATTCCCGTTGATCAGGGACTGAGCAGCAGCTTCCTGAGGAACCATTGACTGCAATTCTCTTTGCTCCAAAGGATCTACAGGTATGTAATTGTCGCTATTATAGAACTTATACCAGAATACATCGTTACTAGTAAGACCCAAGGCTGCCTTATCAAAGCTTGATATCAGATACCATGGGCTTAAAATTCCATCTTTCACATACCGGAACGATACCTCAATCTTTTTCACGTTAGACGGTCCAGTGCTCATAAACAATGAGATCCTGGAGTTTAAGTGATAATCATCCTGCGTAAGTGTGGTATACGGCTGAAAAGGTAATGGCACGATGGAATATTGACTCCATACAGACTTCTCGTTGTCATCATAGACAAAACGGTAGCTGAATTGGAATAAAATATTCCTCAATTGATTGGATGTAACATCAGCATCATTCTCATACACAGGTTTGATAGGCATCTGTGGAGGTGCTTTAGCTACATCAATATAAGATCGGATAATAGGATTGTACGTTCCAGCCAAGAAACTTTTGATATTGATCTTAGTCGGACGTTTCAAGCTATCAAGGAAATATAAAATATCACCAGTGTTATCATCGCCATAAAAAATATCTACGCTAGTAATTACCCCGTCTGCTGTAAAAGAAAGTGGGATACCGGTAGTATTTGTACCGTCTTGTATCAGCGTGACAATACTCTCGTCATCATTGATGATGTATACTCCAGAATTACCATTGCTATTATAGTTAAAGAAAAAGACCCTCTTCTGAACGGGGTCCCAAAATCTTCCGATGTTCACATTATTACCTGCAGGTGGAGTAAAGTTAAGCTTGCGATTCCCGGGTATTTTTTCTCCTCGAAGGTTGCCTGGCTCACCCTTGAATATAATATTTCTCGCAACCTTATGGCGGCCAGGTACCCACACCTCGTTTGGGGTGTCGTAATCCATCATTCCTAGTAGCCGTAAAGATTGAGTCTGTGGTCCCATATTAATTATATACTCTTATTTCAATGAATGTATCGCTAAAATTAGGTGTGCCTGTACTTGTTCCATCGTAAAGAGTGAATTTTAATATAAATAAAGAATCTCCTACGGGAACTCCTGTTACAAAATATGGTTGTCCACTATTATTATATGAACCACAAACTAATGCTGTTTTGTTAGCTGTAAAAATAGCCGTTGACGGGACTATATTGATAGTTCCGTTTGATGGATTAGTAAAAGCAAAAGTAGTAGCCCCGAAATCAGAATTTAATACTTTAGGTGCGTTCAATGTACTAAGGCTTATTAGGGCTGCATAAGTTTTATAAGGTCTAAAATTTTCTTTTAACGCTAATAAAGTATTACATACAGGGTCAACATCGCCAGATGGTGCCTCAAATGGAAACTTGTAGCTAAGGTCAATAGCTGCAACTATTAACTGGTTTATACGAGCGTCTTCTCCTGCCATTACAGTATAAATTTGCCGGAACCGCTCGTTAATAAACGACCGCTACCGCTTGTTAATAAATATCGAACCGTCCGTACAGGTGTAGGTACCACGAGTACTATGTCTGTCACCTTGAACTTATACAACCTATCAAACATACCCTTGGCCGTGTAGTTATTCCCTGAAGGATCAACACCAGTACAATTGTAGATAACATTTGTCTGGGCGGCATCGAAATAAGATGTACCCAAAGTAAATGTGATCATCCTTTGTTGGTCCGGACCAGGATATCCGACAATAAGCGTTATGTTTTGTTGTCCCGTCATCCTTTAACCCCCCATAGGAATGATTCTCTGTAATACTGCTCTGCCTCAGCCAGATTAAATGGTTTGTACATCTTCTTAGAAAGACTCACTGCGCGAGCAAAATCTCTTGCCCTCATCTGCTTATCATTACCTGCCATATGACTGTTTGCAGGCATAAACTGCGTATCCTTCCAAGCTAGCCAGGCGATCATAGCTTCCTCAAACTGCATAGGAATCTCGTAGTCCATATTCTGAATCGGTGCAGACAGATACATCAGCCACACGTTTGGATACGGGTAGTTGGTATTCAGTATAATTACACGATTTGTCTCATCAATCTTAAACTCCCCAGGCTGAATCAAGTGGCTGCCCAAACCGAAGTTCTGTTGGTTGCCTGCCCACTCGCCATCGGTCGGTCCATAGAAACCGGTACCGGTCATCCAGTAAGGTCCTAGCAATGCCTGCTGAATCTCTGGTGTGATATCAGCTAATCGGTTAGGCCCGTTATCGCGGTAAGTAGTCAGGTTGTTATTGACGGCAAGCGTCTGGAATTCCCCAGCTGCATTTAACTGCCCAACCTTGCACCATTTGATGTAATCTGCGGGGAATGTGGCTGTTTTGTTTGCATTGACAACCAATTCAACTGTCTGTGGCTCCCAGAATCCATTCAATCCCATGAATTTAAACCCACGGAACGCAAGTCTCCACAGCCTCAGAAACTCTGCTTCATTACCCTTTGCCTGCTCCTGATAAGAGTAAACAGCATCTCTGAGTTTAATATTTGTCTGTATAGGTGCTGACATGGGTTATTATTTTGCTGTTGGGACTGTATTACCGGCATTGGTGAGAGTTTTTGGTCTGTCAACTCGTCCTGTAATATTATCAATAACTATTTTAAATGCCATCTCAATATCATCATCCGGTGCATTGATTACATCGGTATCTGATCCTGTAGCGCCTCTAGCTGTCAACATAGGCACATTAAGTGTCTGGGGAAGAGCCATTAAATTTTGACCATTAGCATATAAAAACAATGTTCTATTCTCTGGCCAACAGTAAATACCAAAGTTTGGCGTTGGCATCTTCAGTGCATTAGCACGGTTAAACGATTGCAGGAAGATCAAAGGGTAACTCTCTGCTCCATCGCCAACAAAAGTGGGTGCCTTTATGGAATAACCTAGTGGCAACCCGACAGGTGGTGCAGGAAGTGTAACCTTGAAGTAACCGGTCTTAGCGTCCCGGGTAAATGCACTTGCAGCAAATGAAAATGTTGTAATAAATCCTTCGTACGTAGAATATATCCCATCAACCTTGTAAGATTCCTTTGCACTCGTAGTAATAGCGGTTGCTAAAGCCTCATATACGTAAAGGAGGATCTCGTTGCTGGTATAGTTGTCGGCAATATCTGGCCATCCGTTAGAAAGATAACGCTTGATTCGCTCTACAAAAACACCAAAAGTTACTTGAGTGATCATATTATTCTCCTTTGTTTATAACCTCCATACCAAACTGTACGAGATTTTCTGATTGGAAAGAGAGGCCAAGTATCTTACACGCCCTTCCGAGCACTTCTGTCATAGCTGAATCATTGAACTGCGGGTTTACACTTTTCGCCTGATTGTAAACAGGTCTGCCGCCTACAATATCGTAACCCCAAACAACATCATCAGGCTTTACATAATAGTTAACAATAACTGAACTTATTTGACCATTTGGGTACACATGCCAACCGGTTGCCGCTTCGTTGTACCAGCACTTGCCGGTATCAGTAGGAGGATCGATCACTGAATTCATCCTTCCAGGAAGCTTGTTATCACTTATCCAGTCCACTTTTTTTCCTGACGGGTCAGTCATAAGGGCTAAATACCTGAATTTATCTGGGTATGGGGCAATGTTTGATGCTATATTTATCGTCTTCTCCTCTACTTTAAATGGGGACAAATCGGTAGATATTTTGTTGTTCATACCTAAACCAACTACCGGCACAGGTCTACCTGGTTGGAACTGCTGAACAAATCCTAGTAAATATTCTTGATACCCTTTCTGTCCAGCGGTCATGGCGTATCCAAATTCATCAGGAGTGATCTGAGCGATTTGGTTCTTACGGGCCATAAAGTTTATGAATTGATATGCGTAATTGGCTGTCATGATGGTAGTGTCTTCCCAAAATTAATGAATTGGTTGGGTTGATTTGAGAAAAAGTTTTTAGATTTGTGATGTCTGAAGTAGAACCCAGATTAATTATCACAGAAACTGCCCCAGAGGGCGGTTGGGCGAAGAGAGAGAAAGTCTCAATTCGGTTCTACCCCAATCATCCTCTGGGGTATTTTTATTTTATGAAAGAACGTAAAAAACAGCACAAACTAAGAAGCCATAAACTATACGGAATTTGGTCTGACATGAAAGATCGGTGCTACAATACTACCAGAGTCAGGTACCATAGATATGGTGGTCGCGGAATAACCGTTTGCCAAAGATGGTTGGACGATTTCAAAAATTTCTATGATGATGTTATAGAAGGATACAAGGAAGGATTAGAACTAGATCGGGTAGATAATGACGGCAACTACGGCCCAGATAATTTTAGATGGGCCACCCATTTACAGAATACAAGAAATAGCACTGTTGCAAAGCTAACGGAAGAGTCTGCTGAATACATACGGACTTGCGGTAAGTCAACAAAAGAACTGATGGTTCAGTTCGGCATGTGCAAGTCTGCAATCAATAGAGTAAAAAACGGGAAGACATGGAAGAAAACAGATACGCCCCAATAAAGGGGCGTATTGTTTAAATTAATATTCCTAACTCACTAAGAACCAAGGAATAACGCATACTGCACAGGGGCAATAGTACGCACCCCGAAATAACTCATCATAGAGATATTACGCTCCATAACGGTTGTTTTGTTCGCAGGGGCGGCACCGCCAGTTTCCCATGTTTGGATACGTGTTCCGTCGGGGCTTTTCTGCCAAACGATCTGGAAAGATGGGTAAGACATCGCGTTACCGCTTCCGTCTCTCATCTTAGGATCTTGGTTGATACGCTGAGGAATACAGATCGCATACCCACGGTAGATAGAACCGGTAGAGGCCTGAGGCACTCTCTTGTACACCATCTCCGTGTTATACATTGCATTGCAATACATATGGAAGGTGATGTTGTCCATCTTGAAGGTATCGAAACCGTAAGCTGCAGCGCTTTCTTTGCTACCACCCACTGATTCGTAGGTGCATGCATTGAAAGTTCCTTTGAACAGATCAAACAACATGTTGTCGATGGCCTGTTTTGCGTAGAACTCATTCAGCATATGGTATTCACCAGGCGCACCGAAGAAGTTCAAGGCTCTTGTCAGAGTCTGGAAATCGTAGCGCATTGGGTTACCGGCAGTATACTGAACCTGAGAACCGTTGGCAGCAACCCTTTGCTGAACACCGATAGTACCATAGGTACCGTTGTTCAGGTTGTTTACGGTATTACCTTCCATTACTTTGAAGAACATGTTGTTCATGTACCTCTTATTCATATCATCCTGAGCCAGGTTGTAGTAGTACTGCTGGCCATCAGCGAGGATAACCTCCTGCTTCTCAATCAAGGCGAAGTCAGAGATATCAAAATCATCACGATGTTCTGTGGTGTAGTTGAATATCTTGTCATACACCGGAGCGAGACCAGCGGTTTTGTTTGATCCCTCACCTGCGTCCATGTTACCACGGAAAAGGAAGGCATCACCTGCAAGAATGGATGAAGAATTTGCGGAAGCGATATTATCTGTGGTCAGGTTTGGAACAACGGTCACAGTCCACGCATTAGTAGCCGTAGAAGGGATGGCTGTTACCTTCACCTGAATACCTGATGAATCCAGGATCATGGTCTCACCTACACGAACAGGACACAGGGTTCCGTTCTGGTAGTAAGAATCCGTTCCTACCTGGAAGGTCACGGCATTACCGGCACCGGTAGATGCTACTGTTGTCTGTACGGATACAGAAGGGTGCAGCTGACGCTTCTCATAATGGTAGAACTGCTTATTATCTGAGCGCTCATAGGTAGCAGTTTTGCCCATGAGTAACTGCCACAAGCCGTAGTTTTCTACGCCATACTTGCGGATAAGGGTCTTTAAGAAAGACCTGTCGTTTGAGTTGAGGTCATTCAACAGCACCGGATAGCTAAACTGCGAGGTCGCAAAGCCGGACTGTGAAAAACCGGGAAGAGTAGTCATTTTATTTTCGTGTTAGGGTTAATACAATAATTGATCAGGCGGTTTTCTGCCACCTGAGGTCTCCCTAGCAACGATTAGTCACCTATACAGGCGATCCTGCAGTTGCTGCGGGAATGTTGAAAAATCTTTCCATGGCTTCACGGTTAGATTGATCAGCGGTTTTGTCGAAGTCACCTCCGGGTGCATTGAGACTAGGGTTGTAGTTTTTACTCCGAATCAGCATCTCTTTTTGAGTCTGGGTCAGAGATTGACTAGCTGCCTGGGCAATGATCTCGTCAGTGTTTTCTATTTTGTATATCGCCTGAGCAAATTTATCGCCATCGAACGTCCCGTCTTTCGAGAAGAATCGATTTAAAATATAAAGTTCAGGGTGATCACCAATAGCATCCTTAATCGCTGTGATCTTTTCCTGAGGGAAAAGGATATCTCCTCCAACAGTAATAGGATTTACAGGACTATCAGACTTGTAGGAAAAAGAAAGTTTCTCTGATTTTGTCAACTCAGGGAGTCCGGTTACAAAATCCAATGCTTTTTTAGCTTCTGGAGTCGATAGGTCCGGTTCTGCAGCTGCACGCGGCTGTTGGCCGACAGGGGAGTGATCAGGGAATTTCAATTCACCCAGCTTACTGGTAAAATATGTTTTAGCCTTTTCTGAATCAAGCTTCATGCGGTCGGCCGCCATGGCTTTCGCAGTGCTTAATCCTAAAGGATCTTCATCGTAATCGGATTCCTTCACGCTGTATCTGCGGTCGATCTCGTAATTGATTTGTTCAGCGGTGAGGGATGGGTATTCTTCTTTGATATGTGCTGCCAGGATAGTTCTAGGCTCCTGGTTAGCTAAATTAGAAATGAATGCTCTTTGCTGTAAGATAGGAGTCACCTCATCTATTTTACCGGCAGCAATCAGTTCGTATACTTTCTTAGATTCTTCATTAATGAACTCAGGTGCTTTAACCACCTCAACGGTCACAGGTGCTTTCTCTAACTGAGGAACAATCTCATCCCAGCTTTTAAATTTACCACCAGTTTTTTCGCCAAAGAAAGTGGCTTCATCAAATGCACCGGTGTTTGGGGCGGTAGGGGCGGTAGGTTGATCTCCTGCAGGGGCAGCACCGCCATTGGCGGCAGCATTCTGTTTGGCTGCTTCAGCAAGATCAAACTTCTGTTCTTCAGAAAGCTGTGCCCAACCTTCTACTGCAGGTTGTTGCTCAGGTAATTCTAAAGATGGGGCAGGTTGTTGTGGTGCTGCAGGGGCAGCATTTGTATCTGGGGCAGGGGCTGCGCCAGCGTCAGGAGCAGGGCTACCACCGCCTGTTGCGGTAAGAAGTGCTGCTTCGTATGAGTTGGTCATAAAATAGATTTAGACCATAAAGTTGCGGAAAAATGTTTACAAACAAAAAAAACTTGGCTTTTTAGACCAAGTTCATAGGTGTATGGAAGGTAAAACGGGCGCTACTAGCCTATCGGTAGTTTGGATAAGGCTTCTTCAAAACCTGGTATCGCTATCGGTTCTATGTCTTGCTTGGTGCCTCGGCCTTGCCAGTTATCTCTAGCCACCGTAGCCTTATTAAAGTTCTCCAGGCAATCAGATATAAACTTAGCCAGGATGAAATCAGGGGTGTTACTGTCGTTCTCCTTTGAATGCATATTGATCAGTGAGGAAAGTCTTTTTTCAAAGGCAATATCGGTTGGCATACCGTCAGAGCCGGAATATACATTATTGACGAACAACCATACAGATGATATGATCGTAACAGCCGTCTCATACTTAACGCCAGCTTCAACCAATGTCGGTAGGTAAGCGTCCTGAAAACGGTCAAGATCTCCTTTGAGTTCGAATGGGATCATCTGGAGTACAGTAGATTTTGCGGTTGTGTAGGAAGACACCATCTCGTCTAGCATAGACAATACTGCATCTTCTTTATACACTTTCAATATATTCCCATTACCATCAGGGAAGTCTATTGCTACTTTCTTATTTAATATTTCTTGTGTTTTGTTCATTGTTTTATTTTATTGGGTGGTTTTTATCCAAATATTCTGCAAGAGTTAAAGCCGTTCCATCGTGCATTTCCCATTTACTACATTCTTCCCATGCTTCACTTACTGCTAATCTGATCTTACTAACATCTTCCCCATGTAGGGGTTGTTGTTTGAATTGGAAGGCGTATTCTTCCATTGCGGATAATACTTCCAGTTTACCACTACCATAATAATGAACATCGAAATCATGGTAAGAAAGTATTTCTTCTGCTGTTTTCATGTGTTATTGTTTTGGAGGTTATAGATTTTCAATATATATATCAAGAACACTTTTTGGAATTACATATTGACCGTTAAGAACTACGTAATTATTTGACATATTTTGCAAGTCTTCTTTTACTTCCTCCTTCCTTACTAATCCTGCTGATGCAAGAATGTCGGGGCTGGTTAACGCTATAATTGCACCTTGTTTTATATCTGATGCAATTTCAAGTTTTTTATAATGTGGGTATCCAGTGTGATTCTGTAATACAAAATCATTTGCTAATCTTTCAATCAATTCCAATGTATGCTTAGATAGATTCATTTGTTCTTTTGTGTTCTCTTTCATGGTTAGGGGTTAAGTAGGTTAGATAATTTTTTAATATTGTATATAGGTCGGTATAGGTTTAAATCTGCTTTACCTTTTACATACTTATTTTCCCAAATTTTAACCGTGTTTGAATTTATATTGAACCACACTTCTTTATCATGGTAAGTATTATGCTTAGATATATTACACCAACCATAGGCAGCTTTTGAATTTGACAACTCATGTAAGTTTATATCTGATGCATAAGGGGTGTGATATTCGCCATCATCCATTGCAATGTTTAATATTTCTGCAATTTCATTAATTGTCATTTCATCCATCATCTTACTCATACTTATTAAATATTATTCCCCCCCATTAAGGGGAGAGGGTTAGAATATATTTTGTTCAGATTGGGTTTTTATTAACGGCTCATATTCATTTAGGAAAGAGTAAACATCTTCCATAATATTATTCCATTCTTTCTCATCCCGAACAAGTGGCGCACCGTTTTGTATATCAGCCAAACTTCTCAATAATTCAACCGCTTCTTTAAACTTATTATCAAATACGGGTTGTTCCTGATAATTATTTAGATTAGCGGTAATTTGAGCGCACTCAATAGGATTAAAACAATCTCTACCAATTACTCCACCGCAGCTATCGCAAATATTTATCATAACTTTTTTATTTAAGGGAAGAGGGTTAAGGGGTTATTTTCTTTCAACAAATACTCTTCTTAATTCACGAACAAAATCTTCTGCTTCTTGTTCTGTTTTAAATTCTTGTTGGTCATCGCCAAATCTTACTATAAACGGGTATTCTTCATCATGTTTTGCCCAATAATCAGAAGCACACTTATGACAATATCCAATAGAATTGTACCCTATTTGAGTACCACACGCCATACATTTACCTTTTTCAGCACTCATACTTTTTCATTTTTAATTTGTTAAATAAATAACGGTGTGGTAAAGATTGTTTAACAGGTTTTTATCCCACAACTCAACATACCACAACCGTTATTATCCTGTTTAATTATGTTTAAAGTCAAAATTAATGTTTAAAACCTGTTACGATACTCTTGGATTCAATACCAAGTTCACTTTTAGTATCACAAGATGCCAATACTTAGTACCGTCAGCATACATTAATTTTACATCCTATAAAGGATACATAATCATTATCCTGTTTTGATAGAGTGGGTATTGTTAATTCATCTCTTTAATAACTGTTGGCAGCACTGACTTTACAATGTTATCCAACTTAGTCACCCATCTCAAAACAGAACTACCTGATTCTAGACTGAACACGATGCCTACGCTCTGTAAGATCGTCTGCTAATCTAGAAAGCAATCCAAGAACATATGATGCCCTGGTAGTATGATCAATAGTAATCCGGTCCGGATGAGCACCTATCCATCCAATACCTTCCAGAGAATCATATATCTTAGGAACAATCTTAAATCTTTCCTCCTTTAAGTACTACAGGATTACATCCCAGTTAGCCTGCTGTTCTTCTGTCATGTGGAGAGGGGTGGATTCGAACCACCGACTAACAAGCCTAAGCTGCTACTCTGCCCCTGAGTTACCTCCCCGTTTCACCCGCCTGAGCCTTCTGATTTTACTCATAACCCAGGACATATTTAACCACCGAGATCAAATAAACCCTACTCAGGCAGGTGTTAGTACGCTCACTTATATACCCCCAACGTACAATAGCGGATTATCTTTATGCTGCGGGATCCACTTCTGGCTCGGTACCAGGAATACCATCCTCAATAACCGGAGCCGGTACCTGAATCGTTTCTCCTTCCTGCACACCTTCTTCAACCAGTGATGGGTTATCTTTCAAATCATCTTCTGTTACAACATGATCAATAGTAGGTTGATCATGGTTCAGGTCTTCATTAACTGGGAACTCAGGAAATTCTGCCGCAGGTGTGGCGGGGGAAACAATAGTTTCGACCTTTGCGTTAACCGGCTCATCAGATACAGCCCATTCATTACGGCTTTTAGTTAAAGACATAAAGTCTGTGGCAGAGATCACCTGCCCTGTTTGTACGTTTTTGTAGTTATGCATATTTTTTTATTTAGAACTCAAAGCTATAAATATTATTTGTATTCCCAAATAATTATTTTACTTTTGACAAATAAACAACAACCATGGGCAAAGGAACTAAAATACTATCAGTAAGGTTAACAGACGGTAAAGCTACCGTGGATATGAGCCATGTGAAAAACTGGGCAGATACCAACACATCTGTGCTAAAATGGTTCAGAGATAACCAACAGATAAAGATATCCGCTATTTGCCAAGAGGCAGGAGTGAACCAAGGGAATCTATCTACCGGCATCAGTAAGGGACAGATCAGCGAGGAGAACCTGGGGAAGATCATAAAGGTGATCAGTAAATATGGGTATAAGAAATGAAAAGAAGCGACTTCTTAAAATCAATAGCGACCATAATCGTTGCTCCGTCCATCATTAAAGACCTGAGTGGAGTAAATGTGCCGGTAGATAAGGCGATCGTACCTATTGGCCAGTTAAAGGTAGGGTCATGTGTTACCGTAAACAAAATCCCATGCAGGGTATGTATGGTATTCCTGGACACATTCGTGGCTTTCCCGATATTAATGAGTGAGGATGCGGGTAATGGAGCAGGGAATTGCATAGAGTTTAAATTGAAGGATTTATGAGGACAGTCAACAGCTTATCTGGCGGGTGTACGGATTAAAATAACAAATATGAAATTCAATCTAGGAGACAAAGTAAAGGTGGTTAACTACGGACACCAAGTATTCACCACATCAAATGGTGTGAGATCAGAGTATGATGCACTGCCTGGCATCGTAGGTAAGGAAGGTATGGTAACCAAGGTGAGCACAGTACAGAATAAACCGTCTTATTCCGTATCAGGCATACCGGAGAAAGGATCTTGGTTTAATGAAGACCAGTTAGAACTAGTAAAGCCGTAACCATGATCTGCCAATACACCAAATGCGGTAAAGAGTTCACACCTGCAACGATTTAAACGTTTAAATCGTTTAACTTTACATTATGAGCGAATGTTTAAACTGTAATAAACCAATAATTGCCACGCCAGGCAAAAAGGAAAAGAGGTTCTGCAATAGTACCTGCAGGTCCGTATACTGGAAGAAAGCACAGGACAAGCTACCAGGATCAGAAACATTCGTAGTTAAGTTTGATGCTACGGGCTTCACCAAGGAAGATATGGATATACTTCTGATCAGGTTAAACGGGTTGCCCAGACACCCACAGCATGGCTTCTGCCACTTCAGATATGGTATCAAGGCAGATAAGGCACCGGTAATAACAGTGACGAAGGGGAATAGTATTACCGAGGAAGAGGCTACTAAGGAAGATATGATCAAGGCAATGCCTTTGTATAAGGTAGATAAGAATGACAGACCAGTATTCACACCTTCCGCTAGCGTTAAATGGATGCCTGGTGACCCAAAAGAGGGTACAGGAAGCTTTTTCCTCAAGTTTGGTGCATTAACCTATGATGATAAGGACTTTAAAAGAAGATGAAGATAAGAGCATGCGATATAACCGTATCACTGATGTCATGGGTAGCAAGAGCCAGGGCTGAGATTGTTGTGCCCAACTACTACATAGGCACATGGGAGTGTGATGTATTGAAAGTTTCTACATCTGGACACCTGTATGAATACGAGGTAAAGGTGTCTAGGGCAGACTTTAAGGCTGATTTCAATAAGACGATGGGTTCGGTCAGATACGGCACACTAACCAGTAAGCACGATATACTGCTGCAGGGAAAGAGGGTGAACCGGTTTTACTATGTGGTCCCAGAAGGGCTTATTGATCATGCGGAAGTGCCTGGGCAATGCGGATTGATATACGCAACACCGTATGAATACACGCCTAGGTATGGTAAACCGTACATCAGATACACTTTTCGGATAGTAAAAGTGGCTAAACAGCTTTCGAAGGATGCGTTATGTACTACCAGGATGTACCAACATCTGGCATTGAACTTATCGATGAAGCTGATTTCTGCTAAGTTTAGAGGCAGAAAAGGCTAAAAATGCTCCAAAACACGGGGTTTAGACCCTTAAAAAAAAGATTAAAGAACGATTATGGCAACTCAACATGTGATCATGGTATACGGTTCTCCAGAAGGATGGGAGCCACCGATTCAGCAGCCTGAAGGTCAGATATTGGCATCCTGGCTAAGAGAAAGGCCGCTTTTAAACCGATCTGGCATCTGTAGAGGGTCCGGAATAATAAGATCCAGGTTCGATAAGTACCTGAAGGAAGGAGAAATACCGGCTGAGTATGTGGAGACTGTAGCTGATCTGGTGAGGGAGTATGGGTATAGATCGCCATGGGATTATGATGATTAAGCTTTCTTCTGTGAGCAGAAAGACCTCCTTTACGGGGGCTTTTTTATGCCCAGTGGTCAGTGGGAGGGTACCTTCTATTACGACCCGGGTACCCTGTAATCTGTGAGTAGGGGTTCATACCTGATCCACCGGCCGCCAGGGTACAGGGGCAAACGCACTCCTGCCGCATGGGGTGGGTCGCTTTTCAGCTATCGGAAACCATCGCCCAGACTGACTTCAGACGCATGGAATCGCTCGCTCTAAATCAGCCTAATAACTATAATTATGTTAAGTAGACATCGTGTCATGAGGTCGCAGCCCCTCCCCTACCCCACCATCGAACGAGGCAAAGCTGATGTGGCAACAGGCTGCTGCGGTCGCTCTGTGTGAGAGATAGCTATCAGGTGCAGGATGCTGACATCAGGGCTAATTTGGTCTGTATATGGCTATGCATTTACCTTTGTCGTATCACCCGAAGATATAGACATGGACAACTCACAGTACAGTAAGTTCAACTCATACAAGTGGATTGAGACATTCCTCAACTCCAAAGGTGAGATGTACATAAGGGCAAATTACCCATCCAATGTTCGTTCTATGGTCGCAGACTTCAGAGATTGGTGTGTGATGAAGGATAGGGTTGCATATGCTAGGAATGCTGCCCTAGAGTCATACTTCAAATACACTTGCCACCACAGGTTAAACACTCGCCCAAGGCTGCCATTATTCAAGGCTGCAACAGGTCTCAAAGGCAAATCATTAGCCCGATTCCTTGGCTATTCAGATGCCAACTCATTCGATTCTTCCATATGGAAATGGAATAGGGTTGAGGCTGCTATCAATGCCTATCAGCTAGCACTTCAGAACAAGACTGCTGCATAATCTCCCAACTCATTCTCATCCGTGCGATTCTCAGAGGCTTTAAACCGCTGAAATGCCCGGTGATCCTGCATTACAGCCAATTTATGCTGACTGGTAAAGCTTATAATTTGCCACAATTCACCACTCATTAAAGAAAAAAATATTTCACACCGCAATTGGATGTGTTTCAATCACTTGTGTCATGTCTGAAAATATTTCTTTGTTGTTTTGTTGTGTTTATTGTTTTCTTGTGTATATTGCACTCACAATCGCCCGATGTAGGGCATCACATTAAAACTTTTAACCATGGATTTACTTACCGCATTACACCAACACGGAATCGACACCAAAGAATGCTGCGGCAGAATATTAGCATTCGAGGTAGCTACTCAGTTCTATCCTGATGGCAGCAGCACAGACGCTAGCAATTGGGTTGACGTTACAGATTGGTCACTCACAAAGGTTGCCCATTGGCTTGGGTATTAATCACATTTATTTACTAACAATAAACCAAACACATCATGAACACACCCACACTTAAATTCTTCGCACTAGACCATTTCAGACAACCTATTGCAGGTATCACATTTGGTGACCTATGGAATGGTTGGGATGTCCCCTACTTCAACCATGAGAACAGTCTGAAGGTAGTGACTGAGATGCTATCGAATGAAGAGGTAGCTGACTATGATGCGGACACCATCGTGTACAATGCAGACACCAACAAATTTTATAACAGGTCATACGCCAATGGTATTGCCACAGATGAGGAATGCTACTCTGTAGAATTCAATGGTGAGACCTTCTACTCTCTGCAAGGTTATTGTTTCTGTTGGGTGTCTTATGACTCTGTAGAGGCTTATGATACTGAGGAGGCTGATATGCTTGCCAAGTATACACTACAGGCTGAGGTTGTTGCTTTCCTCAGAGAGTGTATTGACTACATAGGCTTGGGCTTCCATCCTGATACCGATTTCACTCAGTACATAGATGTGAGAAACAATGAAACCTTGTATTCTGCTGAACAGGCTGCCATCTACAATAAGCGTATGGCTGCTGCATTCGATTACTGTGAAGAGAATGACCTTGATATCTATGAACTAGCAATGAATATGCTCTAGGTTAACTGATGAGCGGTGAATCCGCGAAACGGGCAGACATCCTCCCCCTAGGATTCTGTCCCGTCTTAACCATAAAAACTACTACCATGCAACACAAACCTGTAAAAAACCTTCTTTCCAAAGGTTCTACCAATGTTAAGACCGCTAAGAATGCTCTAGAAACGTTTATCCTGTACATGGCACCGGCAGAGACCGCTCTGAGAGGCTTTAACCTCTGCCCATACTCTTCTGAAGGCTGCCGCAAGTCATGTCTGTATACGGCAGGCAGAGGTCGTTTCTCCAATGTGCAGTTGTCCAGGATCAACAAATCTCTTTTTTGGATTGAAGATATTGAGCAATTCTACTTTCAGTTGGCTATCGAAATACAAGCTATTCACCGTCATGCACAGAAGACCAACACCATGGTTGCCATCAGGCTTAATGGCACATCTGATATTGACCATCTTGCCATCCTTAAAAGGAAGACAGGGAACGATTTCTTGAGTCAGCCATATGTTCGTAACATCCTGTTCTACGATTACACCAAGAACCCCAACCATATCCGCAGATACCTTAACACCCCATACAAGCTTACCTTCTCCCGTTCTGAGGTTAATGAGGCTGATGCACTGGAGATATTGAAGGTAGGCGGGAATGTTGCTGCTGTCTTTAATGAACTTCCTGCTAGTTGGAACGGATTCCCTGTAATTAATGGCGATGAGACCGATTTGAGGTATTATGACCCATCAGGTGTTGTGGTAGGCTTAAAAGCCAAGGGAGATGCTAAGAAAGATATGACCGGATTTGTGATAAGGTGAGGTTAACACCTTGTAGCCTGGCAGCCTCGAATCGTAAATGGTTCGGGGCATTGTCGGTAAAAAAATTAACCAACATGATAATGACACCCTACTTAGCTACCTCCATTGCCGAAGGATTCGGCCCGGGAGAAGATGCATCTGAGGAATTACAGACAGAGGCATGGCAGTATTTACATGACACGGGTCTTGCCTACCAACTGCAAGGTTGGTTTGGAAGAACTGCCCAAGACCTTATTGCTAACGGAACTATAAACCCATAACCAACCATGAAAACAAACCTTAATTTCTATCCCCAACCCGCTAATCGCCAATGGGATAATGTTGAAATCTGCCCTGTATTTGATGACGGCAAAGGCAACGTTGAAATGTGTGCCGAAGGTCAGCATTCTTATTGGAGTGTTTACTTGCGTAAGTCATCTGAATATGTTCTGTGTGTTGCTGACTGTGATACCAAAGAACAGGCAGAGGCTTTAGGACTCTTATTATCTAACGCTGCACAATCCTTTAGCAAATGAAACCATCCACCCACACCAACGCATTCTGGGATCAGCAGCCATTGGTTGTTGTCCCCACCCGACCGACTCTCATGCACATTGTTCTCAATGATCATGGAAAATATCCGGCATTCGCTCAGGCAATTTTCATCACCCACCTTAAAAAAGAATTGGGTGATACGATCCTGGAAAAGGTAAAACCTTCTTTTTCTAATGGGATTGCCACAATTACCCTCCCCCAAGGCTGCGAGAATCGCGTATACGAAACCATCTCAGCCTACACACGGGATAAACAAACCTCACAACCAATTATTAACCAATAACACTACGAACCATGGAAACTTTCGAAGTAAGAAACGATTACACCGATGACCAAAATTACACCCATATAGATTTATGGGAGTCAGATGATGACGATGCAGAAGGTAAAACAGTTGCTATTGTATGCAGGGATACTAAGAAGGTGTTCTTTATTCATAATGACTATAGGACATGCAATATTGTCATTGAATTAATAAACGAAACCGTTGCTGAATTAGGTTAACTGACGAGCATTGAATATGCGAAACCCTCTTCGGAGGGTCTTAACCAATATTATTTAAAATGAAACTAGACAACATCCTGAGAATCGCTGACATCCATGTTAGCCAAATTACCGCAGAGACAGTATGTCTTATCGGAACACAGAAAGAAGTGTGGACTGATAATGATGAAGACACCCATGAGCATATCTATTCAGTAGCTAGAATGCTCGAGAACATTTCCATGGCTAACTGCAAGCATCCTGGCGAAGAGGTTGTGGCTGAGTTAGAACAGATTCAGAAAGCTATGAACCGGAAAGATTGCAGCTACTTACGCATCGTTTATTATTAACCAAACAAACAACCAACATGAAAAAAACACCAGACTTCACAATCCTAGTGATTGGACTCATCATCGTGATTGCTTTCCTTTCTTCCTGTGCTACTGAGAGGAATTATTCCAAAATCAACAAAGGTCAGAGAGCCTGCATTGCCTCCTCTTGCAAAACCAAGTGGTGGTAATATTAACAAACCTCATTAAATTTAATCTATGGCAAACACACCTATTTTATCACCAGAGCAGAAGACCGAGTTGTCTCTGCTCTTCCCTGACACCGACATCAAACATTTAGTATCCCAGTTCGGGATCACTAAGGATCAGATTTGGAACATGGCTCGTAAGGAAGGCTGGAGGAAGGAATACTCCCGTGAGTGGAGTGAGGAAGACCGTCAATTTGTTCGGGAGAATTATTTCCGGACCGAAGGCAAGCTTTCTGCCAGGCTTATCGCTGAACATTTGGGTAAGACCAGGTGGGGAGTGGTGAGGATCATCCAACAGATGAAAGCTGAGATGGATGTCGTTTACGAATAACATTATTAACCAACCTTAAATCTAATGTCATGCAAAAAGAACAGGAAAAAAGGCAGCTTTGGGAGATCGCCTGCCAGATATTCTCATTCGCGGTTTTGTGTTATGTTGTGTACCGGTCACTAACCGCCCATTGATTTAAACTTTCGCCATCTCATCCCTTCGGGTGTTTTGGCCTTAACCAACAGTTCGAGGGTAAGCTTTCTGATAGCGTTCGTCACATCTATCAGAAATAGCTTACCCTCTGTTGTTATAAACCATGTCTGTGATCCCTTATAGACAGCACGATCGACCCACTTTCTCTTCTTCATCCTACCCAACATGGCGTTTATGCTTGCGTAGTGTTCGGTATTCGGTATAAAGTACGGGTCGATTTCTTTTAACGCCTCCTGGAAGGCTTTCTTTTTGAAATATGGGTGTCTGGCAGCCCATGCAAGCATCATCATATCAACTGGGTGCTTTACCCGATCCTTGGTGATACCAACATAAACATCCCATACCTTCATGAGGTTAGCACCTAGGCACAGCATTATAGTCGGGTCTCTCATGCAGAGAACGATCTTATGTATCTGCTTGTTTCTTTTATCGACTAATTTCTTACTCATTAGGGACAGCTAGTTCTGCTTCTATTAATCCAAATGCATCATAGCCATTATCGCACATCCATTTCACCCTGCCACCAACACCTTTTTGGTTGAGGCATATTTCCCCATCAGGAGTGTTACGTAACAAAGTAGCAGGCTTTAGGATTGGAGAACACCATTCTACCTCCGCTCCTTCTGGTATATCAAAATCGAATCCTACCTTATATGGTGGTTCATTTAGAGATAGGTCTGATACCTGTAGTAGTGTGCCGGTGCCTAGATTGGTTACAACCTGGCAGCCTAGGTAGAAGTGGAGGTAGTCTTGGAGTTCCATATGATCATTTCGTTTGGTTAAAAAGTTTCTTAAAATAAAACTCCGCATTGTGCTGATACAGGTAAGCATAGCTATCTGGACCGATGCCCCATGTGCAGTTTGGTACCCATGTGCAGTACTCTAATATTCTTGGGGTAACCTTCATAGCATCTGCTATTCCCCAGCACATACTTTGGTTGCCCATGAAAAAACGGCAATGTCTGATGGCTTCAGCTAGGTGAAGGAAATTATCTACTACTAGATACGGTATGTCCAGCTTCCATTTATCGCAGAAGGATTTATGCTCGCCTGCTGTTCCGGCAAAAACGATATGATCCTGGTATTCCTTCAGCCAGTAGTAATGGATGTTGCTGTTCCGATAGCGATCGGTGAAGTTGATGATCACCTTGTCTTCAATAGGTATCCCGTATTTAGTTACTGAAGACCCTGCAAGAATAGTATGTGGTCCCGTAGGAGTTTCTTCTGTAACTGTTTTGTCGTAATTTATCTTTATACCCCTCCCAATACCAAGTATCACATTTGCACCTTCCAACCATGGCTGAGAGATGTCTGGACACATATCTGGCCAGATGAGGGAAGGCCAGAGCCTGATGTCCATGTATGGCATATTGATATTCATCTCACCACGCATCTTCCCAAGATCCACCATTACCTCCTGACCTTCAAACGGAGCGAATCCTGCTACATACGGTTGCACCAAGACCAATGGTTGGAGAAGATCGAACTGCTTTTTGTTCATGGTGACCATCTTCCCTTTGTCATCTGTTACTGGATGAGTAGCCCCAGGATAATAGATAGCTTCCATATCCAACTGTTGATATATCAAAGCCTTCCTTCCCATAGATTCGCAAACGTGTTTGATAGATGCTAGATTTGCAATTAAATCGCCCGAATTGACCGTGTGTTTGATGGTTATGATCTTATTTTTTGCTTCCATGGTAATTATTTACGGCCTTGTGCTAGCCCATTTCTGAATAAATATTGGCAACTCCTCTGTGATTGAGAGAAGGTCTTCATCTGAGAACCATTTGTATGGATCAAAGGTGGTCATGCCTTCCAGCTTCGGGTCTGGGTTGATACCAAACACTCCTGCCTGCATATGACGAATCTTATCCGGATGCACTTCCTTCTTCCTGACGAACCCCATATGGTATATTCGGATGTCTTCCATAAACCTCATGTCAGCCAGAGAGTCAAGGCTTTCCCCATCACCCACAGATTTCTTATCTGCCCTGGCTAGACGAATCACATAGTCGCTGCATGGTAATCGCTCCTGTGGGACGTTTAAATAGTGGTAAGGGTCTTTCCACAGGTTTATACGCCTGCACAGAAAAGCATCGGCTAGCGGGTCTTCTATTGCTTTCCTGATGGTGCCAAACGATTTCTCGTGGATGATCTCATCTGCCTGTAGGTTGAAGTTCCAATCGCATTCATTATGTTGGATGGCTTTGTTGGTGAAATAGGAAAGCTTCTCTGGACCCTTCTGTTCATCCCATTCTTCATATTCGGTAAAAATAAGCTTTATCTTAGGATTCTTTTCAGCCATTATAATGAGATGCTCTCTGGTACCATCTTCACTACCAGCATCCAAAACAACAACCTGATCGCACAGAGACAGTAAACACTTAATGGCTTCCATAAAGCAGTAATCGTATTTCAAACCATCACGGACGAATAGTGTTCCTCCTAGTGTTTGTTTGTTCATAACATGAATTTATCGCGTAAAACAATGTCTTTGTATTCTTCCAAGCGGGACAGGATATGCTCCCTTCTCATCATTACCTCGTCATGTCTGTCCATATGGTTCTCCAGATTCCAGGATACCCTGGTGAAGTGATCATGGGTTTTGTACTTCATACCTACAGGGTCTCTGTCCTGATCGGATGGCAGCCTGGGGATGTTCACGAAGGTGTAGCCGGATGCGATGATCTTCTCGGTGAGCCATGACCCTACGTCATAACTCCAATCTGTACAGTTCGGATCACGGAAACAGGTCACGCCTAGTTCTTTCATCTTCTTGATGTCGAATAAAAAGAACCATGGGCTGAGTCTGGGTTTTATTTTACTATCGCCCATGCGGTCCCAATCGATGTATTCACCCGCTGCTATGTTCACGAACGGGTCAAGCTGGGGAAGATAATGCTCATGTGTATCCACCTTAAATTCGATATCTGTGTCCACTACAAGGAGATATTTGGTTCTGGTCTGCTTATATATCACGTTTAACGCATTCTCATGACCTATATTGGTGGGGGACTTGGTGAATGGGATGTTGTTATCAAGCATCCACTTAACCGAATCATCGGAGGAGTCGTTATCGTATACCAGGATCTTGAGTGGCTCCCCGGCATAGTGATATTTCACATAGCTTTTCAGCATGAGTTCCAGAGCTGGTCTTTGATTCCAGTTTACGGTCGCTAGCGTTATGTATTCCATTACATTTTTTTAATGATCACCAATCCACATGAAACGAATATCCATTCGATGTGTTTATCCCAGTAACTGCCACCGTATTTTGTAACGGCTTCTTCTTTGTTGGCACAGATATGGTCGTTGGATATGTTGCCAGACATATTCACCTCCTCAATCATCTGCTTGAGCCGATCGCGGAAGTTAATCGGATCATTCCATCTGCTATCGTAAGTACACAGGAGGTCTTCAATGCAGTACAATGCGCCCGGCTTCAGTATAGGGAAGATTGTATTGAAAGATATCAGTTGGTGTAGGCCCTCATGAGAACCGTCATCAATTACAATATCCAGATCGGTATCATCGCCTAGGATAGCACGAAGTTGGTTTGAGTCACCCTGGTCGGCAACTAATGTTTTGATTCTGGTGCTATCATATTGAATCTTCTCATCGATATCAATACCGAATATTTTCCCATCAGGGAAATACTCCTCCCACATCTTTAAGGAGCCACCTTCCCAGATTCCTATCTCCAGAAGGCTTACCGGTTTATACCTCATTGAAGCAAAATGCTGCTCGTAGTACTTCAGGTAGTTGTGGCCATTGGATGCTTTGTCTGTTCCATGGGAAAGTCCAATCTCATTAAGTGATAATGGCATTATATTGGTTTTATTAGGTGGGATAATACATTTTGGTGACGGAATACATACTCTGGGAACGCTTCATCTACCTTAACAAAAAGCCAATGGTCATCACCCCAGAGAGATTCTCCTGTCTGGTATTTATGCTCCAATGCATCCCTGAGTTTTTGCGTGTTGCACTCCTGGTGAGAAAATGAGTCAAGCTTTCTCTTCATTACTTCTGGACCACCCATCCATGAGAAATGCCAACCGGCATTCAGGATCTCATGCTCATACCCTGAATTACGTACATAGTCTGGGGAGAATGATTTCACATAGCCTACTTCGCACATCCTGGCTCGTTCCCAACTCTGCACTCCCTCCAGACAGTTGAGGTAATAGCCGAACTTATCCATCCTGAGGGCTGTGATACCTTCTCCGAGTTCTGTGATGGCTAGTAATGCAGATGCTCTTGGAATCTCATCCACATCAGAGATAATGCATATTGCATCGTCTGGTACGGTGATTAGCCCACGGATGATTGCGTTCCTCTGGTGTTTCTCATTATCCCATGGATTACCGGTGTTGGGCATATCATCAACGATTATCTGCCTGATTGGGAAGTGGATGAACTCACGGTCGAACTCGTTAAAAGTGATCTCCTTTGGGATACCAGTAAAGGTGTGTGTTGATTCAACTAGGATGTGCTGCACATCTAATCCTTTCATTTCCTCGCATCTGATCTTCAGTAGGTCTCTTTCTCCGTTGTAAGTAAAGCAGTCGTATATCATTATGGTAAATATTTTTCTATTAACACACAGGCCACAAAAGCAAGAACAATTGACATAAAACGTAACAAAGCGCAAGATGTAGCAGTCTCTTTATTGTTAAGAAACAGCCAAACGCATCTTACATAGGTTACCGCGAAAATTACTAGTAGTGTTATCATTGGTTATTAATTATTTCGTAAACATCATAAATAGCATCAATCACCTGTTCTGTTGTGAACTGTACGCAGGGTGGGAGTTGTTTGTCGATATAGCAATCCTGACCGGTAGTGGTTACTGTCTCATGCCAACACCTTGGTTTATCGCATACGATACCGTTTGATACAATGTGTACATTGGCCATGTCCGGATGGATATACTCTGGTGCCACCTGCCCAAAGAATATGATCGATGGGATATTAAAAGCCACCGCAATACATGATGGTCCGGAATCAATGCCTATGAACAGATCGGCACCGGCAATAAGCCACATGAGCATATTAACGGATGGGGTCTGCATATGGAGTGCCGATGTGAGTTCTGAGTCGCGGTTGCCTACCTGGATCACATCATAGCCTAGGATATTCAATTCCTTAACGATTGTATGCCATGCTACCCCATAAACATTCCTGCCAGGCTGATCCCTTTTATCCATGTGCAGCACTGCGTATTTCTTAAACAGCTTTGTCTGGGGGGTGATTGGGAAGTATAGTCTTGGGTTGGTGAGTTTATAATCTGTGATTTCGCAAGCTTCAAAGTAGCTTTGCAGATGCAGCTGCTTAGGTTTGTTCTCATAGGTCATATCAAGATCAATGAATTCGCATTTGATTCTTCCGTGATCAATATGGCTTACGTGTTTAATAGGGTATGCGTGGTTGTGGAATAGCATATAGGCTGCGGGGGGGCAGTCTATTGCTACGTGGTATCCTTTCTTGTGGTAATACTGAAGTACCGGCTCAATCGCTACAATATCTCCTAATGCACCAGAACGTTTGATCACTATTGTTGGCTGGTATGGTTTATGGAACTTCCCATGAAACCCGAATGTGGGACAGGCAGGTTCTTTTAATTCGTATGAGAACGTGTCTGCTAGTTCTTCTGATGGGAAACAGTGCCCATAGTTTTCTTCAAGATAGGTGCGGAAGTTTATTCCGATAACCTGATCTTCTGGGTGCGTAATGGTAATATTAGGGTCTTGACCCAAGATCGATTGCATATTTAATGACCTTAAAGAAAAACCGCCATTGCCTATGTTCCGGTTGTGCTCATAAATCCATGGAGCACCGATATAGTCGTATTGCAAAAATTCCTCTCTCCAGTTGTTACCATCAAGGATATACCCATCATGCTGAATTACCAGACAATGGGATGTGTTGAAATGCTTATACAGTTCCTTGATCATAAAGTAACTGTATTCTTCCTTAGTCCGGATGGTGGGTATATTCACTACCTCAAAGCCATCTGGGTTTGGGTAGTGGATGTTAGTAATAAGAATCGCCTTAGCAGGTGTAACTTCCTGTAGGCATTTCTTTATTGCTCGTACTGCCTGACCGTAGTTTACACAGTCAACACAGATGATGGTTATATCTGGCAGGTTTACTTTCATATGGCTCTCAGAGACCCTGGTTTAATAGTATCCTTCTTTGGTGGTGCGGGTAAATGGAAATAGTTTGAGAATTCGGTAGAATCTTTTATCCATGTGGAGTCAATATTCTGGTGGAGCACCCCTCTGTAATGTCCAGACATATACCCTGCTTTATAAATAGCAATAGCGGCATCTACCGGGAGAGACTCAGTAGTAACTACGGTTGCAGGTTTAAGTAAATAACAGACACTAATAGAAATAAGGCACAGACTAACAATAAAAAGTATCAATCTCATTTTGATTTGGTTAAATAACGGGACACCGATACAATACAGAATATCGCTACAGCACCACCGAAGTATGATAAAATAAAGGTTCCCATTAATTAAGATTTAATTCTTTTTGCCATTGACGATAGTGAGGGGTCTTATCAACGATCTCAAACAACTCTGCTTCAAAACCAAAGTCTTTACCGAATTCAACAAGTGTGAAATACAGCCTTTCAAAAAGAACGTTGTAATCAAGAAGGTGATATTTTTGACCGACAACGATAGGACTACTTGGCTGAATCTCATCTCCGATAATGAATAGTGCCGGTTGTTTGCAAATAAGTTCTATCATCGGTGTTGATTTGAAGTGCTAAGGTAATGTACAGTACATTACTTTCCAAATAATTTATCAAATATTTTTTCTACATCTGAAATTAAGCTTTTGTAGTTGAGTGGGGTGTATTGAAGAACTGTCCATCCGAGCGATTGGGCTGCGTTTATTTTCTCCATGTCACCAGTATAGCCGACAACGGTCGTGTGCCTTGATTTATCCGACATAATACCATTGTACTCTATGCCAATCATAAGCTTTGGTATCTGCCAATCGAACCTCCACTTCCTAGCAGGATGGAATTCTTGCTCTAATTTCAATTCTAAGCCCTTTTCGCGGCACCATGCCCAGAGCCAACTGTTTATATCCTTCTTAGCTTTACTGTCTTTTCTGGGCTTCCTTGGTAGTTTGGATTCTATTTTTGGCTGTTCTTCGAATAGGTGAGGGTTGAGATTAGCTACCGCTGATTTTTTTAATGCCTCTATAGTGAATCCTGAATCCTTTTTCATATTAGAACGGGGTGTCTTCTTCTTTGTCCGCAGATCCTGAGAATGATTTCACGTTTGTTGGCACCGGTGTCCATTTAGGGAGGTTTGGCTCATCCGGAACTTCCTCAAATTTCTGTATCTCAAATCTTGCCCTGAGCCTGGTGATGCCTAGCTTGCCATTTCTGTTCTTAGCAGTCTTGATATGAGTCTCGCCAGCTGTGGATTCCCCGTTCTCATTGGTAAGGATGTCATGGTATTCTGGGCGGTATATGAACATAACACAATCTGCATCCTGTTCAATGGCTCCCGATTCGCGGAGATCACTCAGCTGAGGCATCTTATTTTCTTTACGGCTCTCTACCTGCCTTGATAACTGCGATAATGCTATGATCGGCACGTTGAGTTCCTTGGCCACTATCTTTAAGTTCCTGGAGATGTTGCTGATTTCCTGCTCCCTGTTTCCTTTGCCGGCATCACCTGTCATAAGTTGTAGGTAATCAATGATGATCAACCCAACCTTCTGCTTGGTGACCATGTTCCTTGCCTTTGAACGGAATTCGAATATATTAAGACCAGGGGTGTCATCTATGTATAGTGGGGCGATCTCTACCTTCCTTACGCCTTCTTTTATAAAGTGATCATATTCAAAGTCACTCATCTTGCCTCTGGAAATTTTTTCGAACATGATCCCTGATTCAGCTGATAGGATACGGTTCATGCACTGTGTCTCACTCATCTCCAAAGAGAACAGTCCTACCGGTGTTGGCTTACTGTGATGCCTAGCTGCATTGATCGCTAGGTTGAGAGCCAGTGCGGTTTTACCTACAGATGGTCGTGCTGCCAGGATGATTAAATCTGTTGGCTGCCACCCGTATGTTATTCTGTCTAGGGAAGGGAACCCTGTTGGTACTCCAGTAAAGTCATCTGTGCTGTTTCTCTGTGCATCGATGATGTTTAATGTACGTGCTATTACTGATGCCGAGTCGGAATATGATTTCTTCTGGAAGAACCCTGCGACATTCAATACCTTTCTTTCGCTTTCACTGATCAGGTCTTTCACATCAGCGCTGTCTTCATATGCATCGCCAATGATCTCCCCGCTCACACGGATTAATTCTCTTTGTATGAACTTCTGCAGTATGATCCTGGAATGGGCTTCTACGTGTGCAGATGATGGGACGCGATTGGTGATCTTAACTATAGCAATCGGGCCGCCTATAGCATCAAGCACTTCTTTCGCTTTCAGTTCTTCAATAAGGGTTAAATAATCGATAGGCATTTGCTTTTGCCTGAGAGATAACATTGAACTGAAAATATTTTGATTTGCCTCTACATAAAAGCATTCTGCCCTCAAGATTTCGCATACCGTATCGAATACAGACGCATCCAAAAGAATAGCCCCAAGAACGGCTTCTTCCAAGTCCCTTGCATTTGGGGGTACCTTACCATACATCGGCAAGTCATCCGATGATCTTCTTCTCTTCCGGTCTTTATTTAGGCTAGTCAATTCCATTCTGCTGTAGTATTTTTCTTCCAATTAGTTCTGGCATACATACGCTTACTGCATTGCCACATAATTTATACCTGCTTGATCGTGATATTTCTTTCATCCCAGATATAGAGTCAAAATCAAACTTAACTCTGTTGAATTTAGTCATCCTGTCATAGATGCCATACTTAGTCTAATTATCAGGGAATCCCTGTAATCTTTCACACTCCACCTCTGTCAGCCTTCTGATTGATACGCCTTCCATTCCCAGTTCAGTCTGTCTTCCAGATTTAAGACAAGACCTGTTGTCTCTGCCATCACGCAGCATCATGTTGTCTTCCTGAGAAATCACTTTCGGTACATCCTTCTGTATAGTTGAACTGATGGTTGGTGATTCATCTGTGTATTCTCTGATGCCCGATTTGCCAGATTTTTGATCATGGCTTTTCTGTCTGGTGTCAAGCATGACCATATTGTCTTTCTGCACTCCTGTAATGGTGTTCGTGGTGTTCGTGGTGTTCGGTTCTAGCGTCTGCTCATTATTTTCTCCGCGACCTCTGCTTGCTACAATCACTGCCTGGTTTGATTGAGTATCCAATGTGTTCGCCTGTCCATCCCCAACTCTGCCCCTTCGGGTGGCAGAGTTGGGGATGGACAGATTTATAGAATCTCCTACTGTTGCTTCTTCATAACCATCCTTTGTTGCTGATTTTATTTTTACAACATCCCAGTTGTGCTTTTTGGTCATCGTCATCGCACCGCCTTTACGCATGGTAGGCATGGTAGGCATGGTGTCTTGGTCGAATAAGGTGGTGGCTTCAATTTTAACCATAGACCTCTGCCGATGCGAGTCTGTTCCTTTATGGTAATTGGAATCAATCGCAGTTGCCATATCACGATCTTTAAATTCACCTTCGTCATTAATGATCAGCGTCATGTTGGAATGCATCCCGGCTGAGTTCCCTCCTGCTGTGATTGTTCTAACAGTTGTGGAGGCGCTTGACCCTTCAAGAGACCCGCAATCGTCTTCGGTGATAGGAAGTAATCCTCCGAAGCATCCGGCTCCAGAATATCCGACAGGTTCATTTGTCGTTTCATTGGGAGAGGGAAATCGAACGGCATTACTATCATCAGTTGATGCAAGGTTTCTTTTGCTTACTCTATTTTTCTGGGCATAGTTTATATTTTTTTTCTTCTCTATCAAACCATATAACGCCTCTTCCCAGCAGTTCGGAAACAAGATAGTTAAGTGTATGATGAATAGTTCTATGTTCCTCTGCATCTCTGCATAAGAAAAGGTTTGGTTCTTCGTTGTTTCGTTTATTGAAATCAATATGATGAACCTGCTCACTACTAAGTAGTTTTCTGCCGATAGATTGTTCGATAACATCTCTATGTACCATGAACGACTTTCTTTTCCCAGACTCATCTGTTCCGTATCTGACATTGTATCCGTTACTATTATGTTTTGGGGTTTGGTCTGGGAAGTATTTAAGTTTTGATCGTTGTGCTTTAATTGCAATGATTGTATGTGCAGGTATAAGCTTTGCAATTTCTCTAATGGGAGAGTTTGTATTATCCCTAAGAATTTGTCTTTCAGATTCTGTCCAAGGTACTGACCCTGCTCCCTTGTTTTCCAGTAATCTAATGCCAAGTCTTTCCGCTTTTGATCGAACTGACTTGGGACTTCTGTTAAGTAGTCTGGACACTTCGTTAGAAGAACGCCTTGTATAATTTTGACGTAATGATTCAAGTTCTTCGGGTGACCATCTGTTTCTATTAAACATTTTTGTAGATTTTTTATGTTGAATCCAACCGAGTAAATCCTACTTCGGTTCTGAGGGAGAACCCAGTTAGTATTTAATTCTTCAAAATCAAAAATATACCCACTTAAATACATCTCCTCGAAAACAGCCTTGATATCATCACCGCCATTCGAAGACATTAGTCCTGGCACGTTTTCCCATATATACAAATCTGCCTGAATTTGTCTGACAATCCTAGCAGCATGGTAAAAAAGGCTACTTCTAGCACCTTTAAAACCTAGCCTTTTACCTGCTATACTTAAATCCTGACAAGGAAAACCAAAGGTAACAACGATGGTTGAATCAGGAAACATTTCTCTAATATCCTCTCCTCTTACATCTAGAACAGATCCAATGTGTTCTGCATCTGGGAAATTGTATTTATAGTTAGCAATAGCGTGATCATCAATCTCTGAGAAGAGACAATGGGTAATATTAAATCCTGCGTTCTTGAGACCTAAGTGAAAGCCACCAATGACGCTGAACAACTCTACTAGTACGATGTCTTTGGTCATTTTCTTTTTTCAAGTATTTTGAGGTAATTCATTTCATTCTCGAATATGTGATCCCATGTCACCTTCCAATCTTGCCCCTGTTTCAACCCTCGGTAGAATTCATCCTTTTTGATCACCTCCAAGATAGCATAAAAGCTGAATAATTCATCCTTGATCCTGGTGGCGAATTTCTTCTTCCTGGTCTCGTTGATGGCTTCTATCTGGGCAAGCTTTTGGGAGGATGCGAAGATGTTCCATGCGGTGGCGTATGGTTCTATGAAGTCAGGCTTTTCATCTGTGATAAACGTTTTAATGATTACCCAACGCTCTGTGATATTGGCAGGGAGTATTTTCTCTAGTTCAGCCCATTTCTTCTGTATTTCCGGGTTGGATTTTATGGTGGCTACCCTAGCAGCAGGTTTCTTTTTGAATGCTGCCGGTTGTATAGTTTCATCCCAGAAGTAATCACCATCGGTAGCGAATAACTCCACCGTGTTGATACAATCTGAAACGAATCCTTCCATATCGTATTCCTTAGGAAGATTCATGAGTGATGTCAGGGCACTGTAAAGCCAGGGCTTCAACTGTAGCCTACCTGCAGGCTCTGCGAGCAGCATTTCAATTACTGACCAGTAAAGGCCATAACCTATTGCACCATGTAGACCGATGAGTGCTACGATCTTTGGGTTTGATTTTGGGTTTACCGGGTGTGGGAAACTACTTTCCATCTTCTTCTTGATTTAAGGTGTCTATTTTTCCATGCATTCTATCCATATCCTTTAATCCTTTGCTATATGCCTGAGATTTTACCTGTTGTATAAATTTACTCAATTCCTGCTCAAAATGATTATTCACTCCTCTGGAGAGGCTGTGCCTATGTCTGCCGATCAGCATACCTATAAATGCCACATCTCTTGCCACAGGATCAACGTCAGGGATTTCCTTAGCAATTGGATAAGCAGGTTCTTTCGGGAACGGCTTTTTATTGATATTCCCAATAGCTATATACTTTCCCATAGTGTTGCGAAACAGCGGTGGGCTGTCACGTTTTTTACTGTTGCGTGGCCAATCTTTTTGATCAATCCCTGCTTGGCGGCTCTGAGCACGATAGATCCATAAGCCCTCTTGCTAGGCGGCTCCTGAATAAACTTACCCATTTCACACCAGTTCCGGAAGTCTTCTGCCTGGAATTGATGTGGCTTAGGATATTCGCTGAGGTATCTCACCAGAAGGTTAAATGCTCGCTGCTTCCACTGTGGAGATTCCTCCTCAGCGTGATCAGCGGCTTCTTCCATACCGATGTTCTTCCTGCGTTCGCCCTCTTCTATGATGGATAGTAAGGTCATTAGAATAGTGTTGGGTTGTGAATCTGCGTTTTAACTACCAACTTATCACTATACCTGTTTTTAAACATATCTCGAATGGTCTTCAATCTCTGCACACACTTTTTCTCTGGTACAATTTCAAATATTTCAAACTGATCGCATTTAGCGTGGATGTGAATCATCTTTTCCATGGCGGTTTATTTTTTCTTGTAATTGGGATTGTATGGGTATTTGTACTTTGGTTTTGGCTTAGGAGGAATACCGCTTATAAGGCCTGCAGCATGATGTATCTCATCGGTAGTAAGTGCAGCCTTCATGCCAGCTTCATAGTAGAACCGCTCACGCTCGTTTATGGATATACGAGAAGCCTTAGCTTTAATCAGTTCTAGGCATGCCTGGCTTAATTCGGTTGGCATCTTACTTTGTGGGTTGGTTATAAACTGGTGTGATAATAATAGTTGTGGTTGGGTCATTAACTGGCTTGACAAACACAACTGTTTTTTCGTCAGCGATGGATAGCGTTATTGAGTCACACTCTGGCGGCAAATTAGACAACACTGTCTTCGTAAACTTCGCATTGAATGTAATGCTAAGTTTAAGGTCATGTGTTGCAGCGATCTCAGAACGCAATTCCTTGTTGGTATCAACGAACTCAATAACTGCCTTCCCTTTGACCAGGCTCATTTTGTATAAGAAGAACCCAAGAACCGGTTTGTAGATCATGATCTTATTCATACACGCATACAGATCAATAGGTGACATAGTGCAGTTTGGTTCGCGGATATTCTTGATCACATGCTCGTAATTCAGGAACCCTGCCTCTGACACACGGATGATCACCTCTGTATCTTCAGATACTATTTTTAAGAACCGGTCAGAGAAGAACAACTCTGCCTCCTGGAATTTTTTTATCGCTTCAACGAATGAATAATGGAATGCTATCCTCTTCGACATTTTTGATTCAACAGGAGTCGTGGAGATATACATGATTTGACCGTTCAACCCAACAACATCAATCATCCCATCATGTACATTCAAACACACGTTCTCCATATTCATATGTGATGGCAGAGCGAAATCGGCTGCGGCATTCAAAGCAAAGAAAACAGTCCCATCTACCTTAACAGAATCTGTTACATCGAACAATGGTACCGGTGGGTAGTCTTTAGCATCATCGGTCTTACCAATCTTGAACACATCCTCGTTGCATGATATAACTACACCAGTTGTCTTGGTTTCAATAACCATGGGAGCATCGGCAAGAACGCCACAGATCCTGTTCAACTCCCCGTACGGAACAAGAGTAGTGAACGGTTCTTTAACATTAGCTGGCACAGACCTTATGATGGTCAGGTTAAGGTTGGATAAGGTGAGCGTAACCTGGGTTTCTGAAAACACAAGCTTTACATTTTCAAGAACTGGGATCAAGCTTTTATTTTCTTGTGCTGCAGACATGCTTGTTAGTGCCGACCACAACATTTTAGTGTTTACTACTGCTTTCATATGTTAGCGTATTTTTCGAATTCGGTTAAGTATTTATGTTTCTCTGTGATCATTGGACGGAATATCTGGAATCGATGAACTGCTATCTTCCAGACCTTCATTTTTGAAAAAGTATCAAGCCTATGGGTCCGATCGTGGCATCCACACCCTGCTCCTAGGAATAATTTGTTCATTGGGTGAGCCTTGATTGAATCAAATATCCCTTTTGGGAAAATATGGGCTGTGGCAGCACGGTAATATTCTTTATCAATAAACTCACCGCATTCCATACAGTATGGATTCTTATCGATCTCGCGTTCTGCTTGCATCCAGAATAAATCCATCTCGGCATTCTCAAGCTTATGCTGTTCCTGCCTGGCTTGGGTCTTAGGACTCACCTTAGGTATATGGTATACTTTTTTCTCCTTAGGTTGTCCCTTTGGTCTATGACGGGGACAGTAATCTCCGTCCACATTATGAAATGAACATCCGGGCCAAGCACAAGGCATGATAATTATTTTATGAGATCCTGGAAAATAAGTTTGATGTGGGTGATGTGTCTGACAGCTTCGAACAGAACCTCATTATGGTGAGCATCTTCTAACGAAGGGTACAATATAGCATCAAGCCATCTGGTAAGGTCATTTATTTTGGCATAATCACGCTTGAGTAACGAAATCCTTTCATCAATTTTAGTAGCGTCAAAAACAGCAGTTTCTACACTACCCACCTCTACAAAATATTTAGGCGGGAGTTGATCTTCTGGAATCGGGGCAAACGTTTGCGACTCCATAACTTCTACCACCTCAGTAATAATAGGTGTCACCTCTTCTTTCTGCTGTTGCTGCGCTAGTAACTCTTCCTGTTGTCTAGCGAGTTCTTCCTGTTCCAATTTAAGCTTCTGTTCAGCTACCTGTTTTTCATACTGCTCTCTTTCGAAAGTAGATTTAGCCTCAGCTAAAAACTTCTTGAAATCTTTCTCAGACATCTTCTTAACGATGGAGAAATCAAACGGTGCAGCATATTGACCAAGCTGATCAACACGTTTTTGGATACGCTCTTCCTCCAGACGTTTCTTCTCTTTTTCGATATCCTTCTCAATCTGGTATAGAGGTTTCTCAATCTGCTCCATCTCATACACCAACGGATTCAGTTGTTCATTAACAGTACGCAAGAACTTCAAAGCCGGTGCCTTGATTGAGTCTGCATACTTCTCCAGATCAACCCTGGTTCTCTTCACCTCAAGTCTTGATTCACGAACTTTGGCAAGACCTTTATGATCCTTCACGCCATCAACGGTAAGCCCTTTACACTTTTCTTTCATGGCCGCTACCGCAGCAGCAGACTCGCTAAACTTTACAAGCTGGCTATCCGGCTGCGTTGAAGGTTGTTCTTCTATAAATTCCGACATAACTATAAAATTATTTTAAAAAACTACCATTCTAAAATGGTAAATCTTCAAGCGGTTCTTGTAAATCACTTGCATTTGCAGAATGTGTTGAGTTTTTCTGACTGTAAAAATCAGCAGCCTGGCCTCCGGCTGATTGTTCTTCCGAAACAGCAGAAGCAATCAACTGATGGTTAAACTTAATCGACAGCCACCAATCCTTCCAGTATTTAATCTGCTTGCTGCCATCCCACTCCGTGTTACCCTTCCACTCACGGGACTCTAATTCCGGAACATCTTTTGGATCAGTTCTGGTAGAATACCATTTCAATGCCAACCCATCCTGGTTAATAAAGCATGTTGTCTTTGGCTTATCGCCTTCCCCCTTAACAGAAGAGGCAGATACGGTAAACACCTGATCAGGATATCCAGAACGAAGGGAATTAGAGAAACCACGGAAATACCCGCTATCGGTTCTCATCTGAAGTACAAAGGTTTCTTCGCCATCTACGATGGTAAACTGAGCCACTTCAAACTTCTTACCATTGAATTCATCCTCCTTAAAGTTGACCTTAATAATGGTACCGGTAAGAGATTTGAAGAACTCGGGTTCACCGCCCTTTTTCTTTGTGTACAACTGGCCTTCCTTGATATTGACAAAGGTGGCTGAACCTGTATCCTTGTTGAGTCCCATATATTTTTGTTTTTAAATGACCTTTTAATTCGGTTCTTCCCGAACCCACGCATCTGCATTTCAATAGCTTCTATGACCCTGTAATCTACCATGTTGATACCTTATATGCAACATAAAAACAACACAATATACCCACAGCAATTAAAGCCTTGAACGGATAAGTAAATTCTTCCCAACCTTCCCTTATCTGTTTGTCATCGACAGGCATAGGAGTGGTAAAACCTTCCAAATAAATAAACTCTACTTCCATGGGATCAGGTTTTAAAATGTGCCAAGAGAAATACCTTTGAACGGATCATCGGGTTTCTATTCGATCTCGGCTATCGGGGGATGGGTTTTACTTTTTCTTTTTCTTCCTGGCATCCAGTGCTTCCTCAACAAGGATAAGCACCATGGATGAAAATGTTGTTTCCCTTGGTTCTTTACTTTTCTCTTTGTTCACTTCCTCAATAACCTCGGGCGGGAATGATGCAGAAATCTGTGCCATATGTTTTCATTTGATTATGGACGCTAAGGTAATGTACCTTACATTACTTTCCAAATATTTTCTACAATTTTTTTCAGAATTTTTTTTAAACCACTGATACGGGGCAGCTTTATGGTTCATTAAACATGATACCATGGCACAGAACATTTCAGTAAACGTCTATGAGATCAACAGCTACCCGGCAAAGAATATCTATAAGATAGGCTTCCCGGTTGCTCAGTGTCAGTTCTTACCTTACAACGGTAATAACACTGCATTGCATGCAAATATCCAGACCATTGGTAACCAATTCCAGTACTCAGTAGTGGAAACAGTTGCCCAGTTGGTTACTTTAGCGAATGCATAAGTTGATCAGTGAATTTTTAGTAAATAGCCTCTTTACGGGGCTATTTACTTTTTGTAGCCCTCTGCTCAATGAGTGGGGTGCCCTTCTCTTCTATTTCCTTAGCAGTGTCCCTGATTCCGTTTTCGTCAAGGTGTAGGTATTCATCAAAAAGTTCTTGGGTAACCTTCAGTGTATCCTTCATACCCTTCACCATCTTCTGGTAGTTCTCTATAGATTTATCTTCCAGAGAGATCACTGATCGGTTGAGCACTCTGGCCATCTCGTTGTTCTTACGGTTGCATGCAAATAGCAGATTGAACCGGCTGTCTTCCTCAATATCTCTTACAATTGTGCGTAAATGCTCATTCTCGTCTTTGAGATGCTGAATTCTCTCGGTGTCGTTCATGTTGTCGTAGGAAACCCGTTCTGGTATCTTG